GCGGCAGCTGCGGTAATAATTGTCAAGGTACCTGTAGTGGAACTACCACAGGAAGTAGTTCGTGCAGTGATTGTACTGGAGGTTGTTCTGGTAATTGTACTGGATCATGTTCTACGGTATGCCTTGGGTCTGGTGGTTCATCTTGTAATGTATGCGGTTCAACCTGCAGCAGCGGTTGCGGGGAAGAATGTACAAATAATTGCACTGGATATTGTCTAGATATTTGTACATGGACATGTGGAGAAAGCGGATGTTTTGGCACATGTTATGATGATTGTGCAAAGAACTGTGCAAATAATTGTGCTGATATATGTAAAGGCTCAACAGAAGCCTCTGGCGGAAGTAGTGGATGTTCTTCTTACTGTACTGGTGGATGTACAAAAGGATGTACTTCTTCTTGTGGTAGCGGATGTGCAAATGGCTGTGGCGATGCTTGCTCTAGTAGCTGCGTTGGCGGTTGCGGTACTACTTGCGAAAAAGGCTGTGTATCTACATGCTCGACAGATTGTACTGGAGCCAATTATCTTTAATATAAAAAAATAGCCCCTCTCTTACGAGAGGGGCTTCTTTTTTTTATATTATTCGATATCCACAAAAGGCTCTAATGCTGCAATTTCACTTGGAGTAAAATCTGCATTGCCCAAATCTTCTAATGTTAACTTATTAGCATTAATCTCAATTGTAGTTGCGACTAGTTCCTGTAATTCATTAGAAAAGTCATTAATATGTTCGGCAGTAATCTTACAATTATCATTCTCATCTGTAATTAACTTGCCGTCTTCGTCTTTTTCACCATACTTGTTAATCAAATTCATTCGTACTTCATTAAAGTTTGCTAGTTCCTTTTCGGCTTCCTTTAGCATTTTACTTACTGTAAAAGCAGGACGAGCCTTTAAAGAAGTATTTGATAATTTCTGTAAAGCTTCTGTACTATTTACCAAATCTTCTAGTTTAAGAGTAATCATATATCTTCACCCCATGTAATTTTATTACTACGTAATTTTCCGCACCAATATTTACCAATGCATATTGCATCAGATTCATCTTCAGTGCATTCAATACCATACCAAGCTTTTACTTTGGCCTAAGCCTATTTCTTTTTAGGATCTCGATGCTAATCACCATCATTTATACCGCAATACGACCGCCATTCGCTTGGGTAAACTAAATCATGGTCTATACAAGCTTCAAATACTGTATCTAATAATACTCCTTGAAGGTTAGCGAGTGTCTAAAAAGTTTTTACCTATACTTCAGTCGCCTTGGGGCCATACTTCTATAACTGAATATTTTCTATACCTACAAAATCTGGCTCCCATTCTTTTAGCGCGGCTTTAAGCCAATTTTTAACTTGATTTATACGTTCGGTAGCTTGTAAGGTAGAGTTTGTTTTAAAAATCCCATACCCAACTAATACCTTATCATCATATATTGCATAGCCCGTGACGCTTGTTGCCGCGTCTAAGGCTAGAATACGCTATACATCTGTACCCTTTTTGGGTACCTTATTTTTTTTGACTTTATATGGGTCGCCGGCCATACATATATCACATATCTTATGTTTGCGCCAGTTCTCAAAAGTCTATTCCTGTTTATGTCCTACTGGACACTACATTTCAAGTGGAGTCTTTAGATTTTTATAAGTTTCACTTATAAGTTTCCATCCTTCTGCTTCTAAAGCATTAGAGACGGAATATATATTTATAGTACTCATACTCCTGTAGAACCGAAGCCAGCTTCGCCCCTATCAGAATCCTCTAAAGAATCCACTACATTTGCCTTAAATCTATAGGAAGGCATTACTAACATTTGAGCAATACGGTCTCCCTTATGAATCTGATAAGACTCATCACCAATATTATCATATAGCGCGCGAACTTCACCACGATAGCCACTATCAATTACACCAGCACTGTTGCTAAGGCGTAGGGGAGTCTTTGCGCCAATACTAGAACGTGGTAGAATGAATGCAACCCAACCTTCTGGAAGCTGAATATGAACTCCGGTCTTTACTGGTGTTCCAATAGAATGAGCTGAAATTGTCATATCTTCCATTGCATACATATCTGCGGCTGCATCGCTATCATGTGCATAAGTTGGCACCTGCGCTCCCTCTTCTAGCTGAATTGGAAGCTCGATAGCATAAGAATGATACTTTTCCGCCGCGAGATTAAACATTTCAAATAGTGGATTAATAATCGCATCCATTACCTTTTTCTTATTATCAGAAAAAGTTTTACCATCATATACTCTATGAGTAAGATAGTCAATTAGTGCGGCAACTGCATCGTTAACTTCTTTCTTCGTACTGCCCTGAGCTTCAAAACCTGCAATAGTTTGATTTACAGCAGTTTCAACTGCAATAGGAGAAAGCTGCTGTTGAATAAGATTTAACATAGTATTTACTGCTTCTTCTTCTTCAAAAAGACTTTCATCCATATCAATAAATTCTTGAATAGATTTAATTAGTGCTCCTAGTGGTTCATTCTCATTAAATTGTTCATTCATATTTTATTCACCTCAATCACTAAAAGTTTTTTCAGTCGTAACAACCATCCACATATCAACTATTTCTCCCTTGGATTTCTTTGTTTTTACGACATATCCAGATTTCGTTAGCGTATAGCCGCCGGATGCCTGACTATCCTTAGCATCCTCAATCATTTCCATCGCTTCTTCTTCTGTGTCTACACGCCATACATCAGTTGTCTTCAGTAGCTGTCTCGCCATTTTTTTCAATCTCCTTTTCTTTTTCTTCATTTAATTTTCTTAGTTTCTGTATTAAATCAATATAATTAAGTTTCTTTGCAGTCTCGCTTACGGCGCCAACTACATCTCCACTTTCATTAACCATTTCAGCATACTTTTTCGCGCCAACTTTCTTCTTTAATGCGCGCCGTTGCGCTCTATTCATCGGCACTCTTGTACTATTAATTTTCTCTATTGTCTTATCTTGTATCTTCTTTAGCACTTCTTCGGGAGTATCAGCGCCTACTTGTTCTTGCGCCTCCTCCTTACTTATATTCTGTACTTGCGCGAAGCGCTCTACTAATTCCTATACTGACAAATGCTCGTCCATTTAGCCGCCTCCTGTCTTATTATAACCATGCTCTTGCGCTTTAAAGAAATCTATATAATACTTCTCTAATTCACTTAACTTCTCTTTATCACAATATGTAATCACTTCAATTGCCCAGTTCCAAAATCCTTCTTTAAGAATAGCATGATGTACTGCTTGGTCTGCTATTGAACGAATTCCGATAGAAGACTTGAAATGGTCTGCAATTCGTGTCTTTACATTAGTACTCTTTCCAATATAGCACTTACCAGTATTTATATTAGTTATTTTATAAATCCCTGGTTCTGCTTTAATTTCAATTCGTTTGAATGTATCATCTAAGTTTGGCTTAACATATTCTGCCCAAACTAACTTAGAAATAATATCTGGATGCTATACCTTTGCGGCAACAGTTGTTAATAAAAATTCAATATCATCTTTATATTCATCAGGCAATTGAATAGTATAAAATAACTTTGCTTGCTTATCTTTTTCATACTAGGCTAGCGTTCTTTCAATACTATTGAATCGCTCTTGTGCGTCAGCAACTTTCTAATAATATTCATTACTTGTATCAGTACATTGCTGAATTATTTCGGCCATAACACTCTTAGCTTGTTCTGCCTAATTGTCACATTCTTTTACTGTATTCTCAAGTGCTAATTCAATATTACGTTTTCTAGTTTCAAAATCAGAATCTAAATCTGCTTGGCGCTTTTGCCGCTATTCTTCAATTTGACTGTCTATATCGGCAAATTTATTATTTATAAGATCTTGATACTCTTCTGCTCTTTGTTTATATTGTTTATATTCGGTTTTATATTGAGTAACTCTTTGAATTTCCGTTCGCTACTGCATTACTAATTCATGTAAATCTGTTTTAGCAGTATCTATATCAAGATTATATTGATCTAAAACCTCTTTATCAATTTTTTGTTTCTAAGAAAGTTTAAATCCCAGAAATCCAATTATAATTAAGCATACGATAATGACATATATCACTTGCATCACCACTCTTCTTTTATACTTAATTATAACAGATTTCTGGGAGTTTGTCAAATATTTAAATATTATATTTCATCCTTAATATATAAACCACAATGGCAAGTTTCTCCGACTTTTACATTATTAAGAAAATCTTGACACATACATTTATATTCTGGTTTACCTTTACTCTGATAAATACAAGGACAATAGCCATCGTTTTCGCGCAAAGCAGTACGAATAGTATTTACCAATTCTTTATCCTCTGTAATATGTACTTTCATGTTATTTTCTCTCCATATTGATTATTACTTGCAAGATTAACTCCAAGTACTTTATCATAATGTGGCTCATATCCTAAAAGAAAACGTCCCCATTTTACAATAATATTAGAATAATGTCGCAAGCTTTCTTCCACTATAAAATCTTCTCCTTGTCCATAGCCAGTATATATAATGATAGGGTCATTACATTTTTTATCCATACGAATAAATTTGATAAGTTCTATCAAATCCATATAACTATCAAATGGCTCTAGACCTTGAAAACAAAAAGCTTTGGTTAAAGGATTTTGTTTATACATATTCCAAATATATTCGCCACTAACTTCTATATCGGGTTCGGCCGCTAAGCCGCTATTTTGACAGACTTGGCAACCATTTAACTTATCACATTTAAAATCACAATAAGGAAATTCGATAGTTAAACACGGTTCTTTATAATTAGTACAATCATAATCAATTATTCCTTTTATCCTCATGTCATATGCTCCCATTGTCTTAATTTAAATTCCGCCTTTCTTTCTTTACTCCAAGTTTTAATAGGAGTATAGAATCCAACAATACGAGTATATTCGGTAGCTACATCGCCGCCACAAACAGGACACTTCTTACCATAGAAAGCATGATTATGTTCACACGCTTGGATTTTAGTATTAAAAGCAAAATAAGTAAGCCCTTGGTCAGCAATATAATTTACTGCATCCCACGCTTTTTCAAAAGAATCAAATGGAGCATCAATATTTAAATGAGCAATACTACCGCCATTACAATAAGAATCAAATAGGGAAGCAATACGAATACGTTCTACCATAGTGGTTTTAATTCCTAGCGGAATAAATTGATTACCATAAAGCGGTAAATCTTTTACCACGGTTTCTGGGAAAAAGAATTCATCTGCAATTTGCATTTTTGCCGCGGCGGATTCACCCGGAATCTGCTCTACATTAATCTTATAATCTTTATCAGCCGCGAATTCATCTTTAGTGGCGTGAAGCATTTCAAAAATACGCTTACCAAAGGCATCCGCTTGTTCAGTATAATATACATTACCTAACTCATCTTCACGAGTATATCCAAAGGTTTTCATTGTTTCATAAATACCAATTATTCCAACAGTATTATATAAATGTTCAAAATCTACAATGCCTTTAGAAAAATTAGGTAGTAATCCTTTTTCTACATTACGCCGAATGATATGACGAACACAATCTAGAGCTTTGCAATCTAATTCAACTAAATCTTTTAATGCAATTAGATATTCTTCTTCATCACCAGGATATTCTAAGGCTAATCTTGCGAGATTTACTGTAGATACCTTAACAGACCCTACTTTTAAGGCCGTTCCGCCAATACTATTAAAATATCCTAAATCTTCAATATTACTCTTTAGGCGGCAACAATTACTAAGTGAATTAACGCTATCATCGATAAATAGATTAGAATCACTCCAAATACGATTATGTTCTACTCCCCAGCGCGCAAATTCTTCATCTTGGAATTTACCATCTTTTCTTAGTAAACTAATTGTAAGTACAGGGAAAGTAAACATATTATGTTGACGTATTTCTGCGATAGTTTCCATAAATACTTTTTGAAAATCTTGAATTTCTTTTAAATCATCTATCATAAAAGAGCCATCTGGGAACTGGGCTCCTCCAAATAAGGCTTCAAGATATGCCATATCAAATACTGAACAATTGGTAAATGCAGATTGCATTCCATCACGAACGTATGGTTGATTCACAGCATAGACAAAACGTTGAATTTGTTGCTTAGCATAGTACTCAGGAGATTTTGTAGCATATCCAGTAGCGCAGTCTTTCTTCCAGAAATAATACATATATGGAATTATATTAGGTAAGCCAACTGCACCCGAACTACGATTAGCTGCAAAACTAATAAACTCTTTTACAAAATCAACAAAAGTACTAAGATGTTGTGGTGGTTCTGCATTAAAATTATTTAAAAAGAATAATCCTTTTTCAGCGACATCTTTTAAATCATAAGCAAAGCAATAATGAACATAAGTGCTGGTATCTGCATCATGCATATATAATGCTTTAGTCCATTCTTTTTCTAGCCAAAGATTTGCATCTTTAAAACCATAACGCTTATTCATTTCATAATAAATTTTATTAAATGCTAACAATTTACGATGCGGCTTAGGCATTTCATTCATAAGGGTGCGCATATCCTTATTTCCTACATTAGAATTGCCATCTACGGACGCATCTGCGACTGTATCTTTATCAATAAAATTATCAATAAAATCAGTATATGAAAGTTGCTTATCTCCAAATCCATTCAGATAAGCCATTTCTTCACCATACTTTTCACTTAGACGGTTATATGCCGTTTGAAAATTTTTACTTAATCGAACTCGAATATCCATATAATCACTCCTCAATCCATTTTTTCATTTCTAATGGAGAAAGGAGATACTCTTCTCCATTGAATAATACCGGCGCGCGGTCGGTCTTAATTGTATCCGGTAGTTCTTCAAATGGGCGTTCTATATAATTATATCCTTTATTTTGTAGTTTAGTCTTTATCATATTACAGATAGGACATGTTGGCAATGTAAAAATCTCAATCTGTCCCATCTGAATCACCCCTTAAACTTTTTCCCACAATAAGGGCATTCATCGGTATTAGAAAAATCATAACTTCCCATATTATGAGGACATATGCTTTGTAGTGCTTTAATTTCATCTTTAATTTTAAATATTCGATCAGATAACTCCATTCTACTAAGTTCGTGTTTTAATGCTGCGCTTAGCTCATTATACCTATTTTTAACATCTATAACTTCCATATTTCCAAAAACCTCCTTGTTTAACCGTTTCTATGGTTTGATAAAACAAGTTCTTTTGAGAAGGATATTTCTTTATTATAATTTCAAGCTGCTCGCGCTCGGGGCGAATTTCAGTCATACGTTTATCCTTAGGAATCCTTTCTACTATAGATTTATATTTACTTGTTTCACCTTGCGTCCAAGTTGCAATTAGCTTGGATATATCTGTAATTGGATTATAGCATCCTATTGTTGGCTCTTCATATTTTATTTTTAATGGGATGCCACAGCTCCAAAATACATACAATAAATTAAGTTTATAAATAATATCTTTAAAATAGTCTGATTGATAGTGGAATGAGCCGCCAAGCGATAAGTAGACTTGTGAGCTTGGCGAGACTACTGCGAGTAATCGATTCTTATAATGTTTCATTAAAATAGATGTTTCTTTTAATGGAATCTCTAAGTCTAGATATGCATCATTCCCACGAGCAATCAAGCTGTTTTCACGCACTTCTAAAAAGTCTGAAATCTTCTTATAATGTGCTGGATGAATGAATTGTATTGAAGATGGGGTTCGCCGCATAATTTTATCAATAACTTCTCTCCATCCTTCTTGAAAGAAATCATTATCATAGATATAAAATCTATGTCTTTTATGAACAGCAGGAAGCGGCAACACTTCATTGCCTGCGTGCCATCTATAATAGGAATTGTCTAATAATTTTCCAATTTCTTTATCATCCAATCCTGCGATACGTTTATCTTTAAGAAAATTTTGATATATACGAGTGCGTGGTAATGTAAAGTCAATTAGTTTATTCTCAAAAGGTACATATATACCATTGGTAAAAGCGGTGCCGCCATATACTACATTAGGCGCCCGAAGAAAAGCCTCGGGCACCGTAGTATATTCTTTAGATTCACTAAATATATAAATTTTTTCATAATTGGTTAATTCAGTTTCATCTAAATTTATTAGGCGACAAAACTTATTTTCTTCTGTTTGATAATAGTTAGCTAACTTCATTATCTCAAGATTAGGAGGACAAAGTTGAGGTTTGAGCCAACTTTGTAGCTAAAGATCTACTAGTCCAATCATTATTCACTCACCTCAGCTCGTTCTGTCTGGAACTCTAAAGTTCCATCATCATGTATTGCTGTAATCTTAGAAATTACAGGATAAAAACTGTCTTTCCGTTTTTTAGGAATGAAGTCACTTTCGCGCCTAATTCCCTGAACCATTAATAATGTGCCTCTGGAGAACCAGCTCTTTTCTATTACGTGTTTGCGCCCGTCTGTGCCCTTTTGAGATAACTGCTTATCAAACATTGCATATTGATTCTTATATACTTTAACATTAACTACACCTGTTGGTGTTAACAATGTTACAGTATTCTTCATCTTATTTTTATCAATAACCGTTCCAATGATTCGTCTCAACTTATATACTCTAACTTCATTACCATCCTTACCGGTAAAAGTATAATCTACTTCTGGCTCTTCCGGTAGCTTAAAGAAATCGTCATATAAATATTGAGAACCTGCCAATTCATGTGGGTGACTATAAAATGAAACAGATTCCATCTCCCAATGTGATATATTTCCGGCCGCGTATTTATTAAACATCTCATCATACAATGCTTTGTTTAATTTGTTCAATACTTCTTCTTTATTTTCCTTTAAGTACATACGCATTGGATCCATACCACGCTGATACAGATTATCCCATACAGCCGCTGAAATATTTGTACCATTTGAAATATAATCGGCACTAAAATTATTCGCAATAAAGTTAATAGCTGCATCATTTAATTGATAATTTTCAACTTTCTTTTGCTGCTTTAAAAACTTATTAAATAAGAATAACTTTTTACAAAAGATAAGTTCTTCTGGAATTAAATCATAATTGATTAACATTTGCATATTCTGTAAAGTTAATCTCTGTTTCTTATCGGCAATCATATCAATATATTTTGCCATAATTTCTTCTCTTGGTAATTTTACAAGTTCATCAAATGCTCCGCACTTAATGAGATTCGCCATTTGTATCTTATTGACCTTAACCTTATCCAAAAAGTCTTCCATTGATTTAAATGGACGCCCACCCATAATATTTTTGATGGTAGACGTTGAAAGTCTTGTAATACCACGTAAACCGTAGAGGATTTCATTATTTTTAACCACTGGAGTAAAGGTGTAACTGGAATCATTGATGTCTGGTGGAGCGACCTGAATTCCATAATTACTGAACCGCCCGATAGCCGCCGCAACTTTACCATAGTCAACTGTTTTAGTCTTTTCTTTCTTCTTATCCTCTTTCTCGCCTTCTGCAATTTCATTTTCTTCTTCCCATTCTTCTTGTTCTTCTTCTTCTTCTTCTTCATCTGGGTCTTCATCAGGTTCTGCTTCAACTACTAAAGAAGCTTCACCATCTTCGTCATATTCAACAGTTTGAATACCGCCACTATCTACAATAAGATTTGCGGTATTCCAGAATATAATTGGGAAAAATCGCGCAAGATTCATTTCTTGTAATGCAACCATCGAATACGAATATGTATGCGCCGCATTAAATCCATATCCGCGACTCAATGCAATTTCAATATTCCATACATAATTACAGAACTTTTCGCTTAATCCTTTTTCTTTTACATTATCAAAGAATTGCTTTGTTAATGCATCATATTCTTTAGGATTTTTCTTTGCTATGGACTTTCTTAGTTTATCTGCAAACTGTAAGTCCCAACCGCCACATTCCGGCAATTGTACCAATTGCATAAACTGTTCTTGTGTGATTGACATACCATCTGAGATATCTAATTCACGATGCATAATCTTACGCTCTTCTTCTGTAAGACCCATCTGAATCATTTCTTTATCCCAATCTTGCGGCCGCTCCCTAAATCGTGCATACTTATCCAATGGACTTTCTGCTCCTTTTTCAGTTGCCATTAGACGAATAACTGAGTTAAGAACTGCAAGTTCGTCAACGCTTCGTGGATGCGTTAATGAAATACCGCGCACACCACTCTGTTGTTCCATTTGAAACAAAGATACGATTTCATGGTTCTGAACCATATCCCACATTTTCTCGTCATCACGATTTATCTTGTAAACACCGAGTGCATTTTCATATGTTTCTCTAAGATTCTTACCCGCCTGAATATATCCTTGTTCTACTAACAAATCCAAACACGTATGAATCTTATCGGCTGCTTCTACGCTCAACAAGTCCATCTTAATCATTGAAACATCTTCAAGGTCATGTAGCTCAAACTGAGTGATAATTGTACCATCGGGCGCGCGCATTAGCGCACTAGATTCTGTAAAATCTTCATCTGTGAATACAACGCCACCTGCATGAATACCCTGACCACAAATTAGGCCCTCAATTCTCTGAGCTACTTCCCAAAGTCCGGGATGCTTATTAACTTCATTTATAAAAGTCTGATTTGGCTGGATTCCATTTTCTTCATCACCATAATAAGTTTGCTTTAATGTATAAACCTGGCCACGCTCTGCTTGAATGAGATTAGAAATATAAGATGCTTCATCATTATCTATACCTAAGCCGCGGCAAGCAGTTTGAATAGCCGATTTTGACTTTTCTGTTTTAAAAGTGGCAACATTAGATACTCGATTTTCTCCATATACTTTTCTCAAATGCTCCAAAGTCTGTGCTCTACGAACACCCTCAATATCAACATCAATATCGAGCACGGAAACACGAGCTGGATTCAAAAATCTCCAAGGGTATGTCTTCGTTTTTTCACGCAAGCAATCAATCTGAATAATATCAAGCGCGTAAAGTAATACAAAACCCATACCAGACCCGCGCGCCGGTAATACAATCGTTCCTGCATTCCAACATTCATCTATAATCTTTTGTAGATTTAAGAAGTATGCTGACCATTGTGCTTTATTGACTTCTGAAGAAACCCAAGTCATTTCCAAACACTCATTTAGTGCTTTATATGCTTCTTCATTTTGGAGGTCTGGATGTTTTTTAATACCATTGATTAGTGCATCTACCAATACGTTATCTGCTTTATAAGAAGATAAAATAAAGTTTCCAAGTGCCGGCATCTTTTTACTATATTCAGTAATTTCTTGCGCTGTTAATTCGTCAAATTTACGCCAAGGCAAACTAGGAATCTTTAATGGTTTCAATACACTAAATTCTTCACATCTATCTTTAATTTCTCTAATCGCATCATACGCGGCTTCAATTTCTTCCTCAGATAAATACGGGAAGAAACTACGAATTTCTTCATCATTCATCATATACGTTGTCGCATAGAACGAACGAACTTCTCTATCACCGTCTTGTGAATTAAGAAATGCTTCATGAATTTTAGCTTCTTCTGGCCGCCCATAATGACTATCGGTTGTTATAATATATTTAATTTCAAGTTCCTTTGAAATCTTTAATAGCTGCTTATTAACAAATACTTGCTCTTTTCCATTTGAAGGTTGCATTTCCAAATAGAAATTACCTTTACCAAATATATCTTCAATATATAAACACCAACGCTTCGCAGTTTCATAAAATTCTTCATCACCTGTATCCATATATTGAAGTAGAAACTTATCTAATTGAGAACCCAAACAAGCACTTGATGCTATCAAGTGCCCTGGATTTGGCTTCACGATATCTTTCAAGTCCTGATAATAAGTTGGACGCCTGCGTTGGCGCCGACTCATATATGAACGCTGCCATGCTCTTGTAGATAACTGACAAATCTGTTTATATCCAATCTTATCTTTTGCAAGAAGAATAAAGTGGAAATATCTATCTTTTGTCTTATCAAAGTTCTTCGCGGTCAAACCATTACGAGTAAGATATATTTCATTGCCGCGAATTAACTTAAAATTATCCCATTTAGGATCGTGTGGAATAATATTACCTTCTTTATCCTTCTTATCGGTACGTTGCTGTTTTATATACTTTTCTGCCTTAATATAACTTGATATAGTTTCATGGTCAGTGATTGCAACACATTCATGTCCTAGCTTAATCGCTAAATCAATTAGACCTTCAACACGATTAATACAGTCACGAAGAGTCTCGTTACTATACATTGTGTGATTATGAAGACTCCCCGGGTACTCACTCATATGCTCACATCCTTATCATATTTATGATAATAAAATTCACAAGGTTCACAATAGCGATACATATTATTTATTGGATGTTTAGTACATAATATACAGTGTGCTAATGCATAACATAATTGCTTACTACCAGTCTTTCCAGTTTTTTGGTTAGTAGCGTATTTAATACACTGATCTTCAGTAATATTATCTATATTACCCTTTATAATAGATAACATTTCATCATACAATGAAAATGATTTCATACTTTCATCCAATTTAAATTCGTGTTGCATAAACCGTTTGTTAAATTCTTCATCCTCACTTCCTAAGAATATATAACCTTGTGGCATTATATCACACTCCTTTTATCTATATCTATTATATCATGAATTTTATTTTAAGTCAATCAATCATTACGACTGTTAAAATTGGACACTTAGGATTCGCGCTATCGCCATCATAATACTCTTCATTAATATGGCAACCTTCTACATGATAGCCTCCCCAATCTACCACTAGCAAATCTTGAGGCATTTCTTGTAGTTTTTCGATAAGTTCTTTTACTGTCATATTATACCTCACTTAACTTTCTACCGCACCAAGGGCAATAATTAATTGCTGGAGTAGTTATCATTACAATTTTAGTCTTTCTCATTTTATCATAAGCCTCTATTTGTATATATAAAGAAGGATCATGATTAATTTCTAATATTGCATGTCCAGGTCCAAACTCTATTTGATAGTCTTGTATTTCTTCTGGTGCTTGGATTTCTTTCTTTTCACGTATATCATTATCTTGACAATATTTACACATATTATCCTCCATTAAATACTGAAATAGTATTCATAATAACACCAACGCAAATTAATATCCAACCAACAATTCGTTTCCAATCTTTATTTTCTTCGATGCCAAAACCCCAAGTTACAAAGCCAAGAGTAATTGTATTAATGATAACACGCACATCAAAAGTCATATTTACTATTATCCTCCACTAATTCATAATCAGTAATAAATACCTGAACTGATTCTTTTCCCATCCAAGAATTGAGGTTCGCGCGCCCATAGACGGTCAACTTCTTAGTTCTATTATTCATAACTTCTTCAATGAAATCTGTATCTTTAAATTTCACATAATCAATACCATTATATGAAATCTTAATGCTGTCTTTACTTGCTCCCATAACCATAACACTCATTAGTGGAATATCCTTAATAACAATCATTGGCTCTTCAATATGATTACCAAAATACTCTGGATGTGAAGCAAGACAACCAAGTAATTCATCGTTATAATCATTGCCATTTAAAATATAATCTACAATATAACAATTTTCAAAGTCTTTTGCGCTTAGATGCGTATTAGCATAATTTAATAGAGAATCTAGTTTGTCACCATTTAATCCCCAACCAGCGGCGTTATCATGCCCTGCGGTATATGTCACTAATCCACTATCTTCCAAGAACTTCTTAAAGCTAGGTAGTCCAGCGAAATTCCCATCAGAACGAATACTACCTTGAATTTCATTGTTGTTATTGCGGCGGCCAATCATAACGGGTTTATGATATTTACTTACAACGTTCATTGCAATCAGGCCAGTAAGCTCTTGTGGAATATTATCCATAGCATCCAATTCTACAAGAATAATATTATTATCATCCAAGCCATCTTTCTGAATCTTAAAATCAACAATACCCATAGCCTGCTCTTTTAATCTATCTTGTCGTGCTTTGGCATTCTTACCTACTCGCGCGGTCTGCTCAGCTGCGTATTCAATATCTCCTGGATGCGCGCCACGTTTAGTGCTCGGCATAGCTCTATTAGGCTCAATAAAACAATAAAACATTGTTTCTTTTTCTGCAATTGTTCCTACGCGCGTAATAGCATTGATAAGAGGAGCAATATAGAAGGCAATATCAATAGGAGTTAAGCCATTATAAGGTGATACTGCTTTGTCTTTTAATGAATATGCTTGAGATTCAATAAGGGTTCTAAAACCTTCATTATGAATGTTCTTTAATCCTTCCATCATAATATAATTAGTCTCTATATTCGTTCTATCCATTACATCTGCAATTTCTCCAAGCGCGGCTAAATCTATATAATTATGTGCTTGATTTATTCCCAGTTTTGCGTCTAGGACTTCACAGAATTTATAAACAACACCAGCTCCACATAATGACTTGTTTGGGTAGTCTGGAGATAGTTGATTATTTACTACAATAACCGATGGAATGTTGGATGTAACTGGGTTACCCTGGTCATCATATAGCTGTTCATGATGGTCTAAACAAATGACATCCATACCCATTTCTCCAAGTAAAAGATGTTCTTTTATATCATATGAACCAGCATCAGGCAAAATTACTAAATCCCAGCGTGCCTCATCTATAATCCAATCTACCTTATCATTAAGGCCATGCTGCTTATGATCGTGTACAGTAAACTCTAACTCTACTTCTGGAAAAATATGTTTAATATACAGCCAAAGAATTGCACTTGATGTGAATCCATCGCAATCGGCGTCTACGACAAAAAGAATTTTATGCTTTTCGCGCAAATGATAGAGCAGTCTTTCCGCGGCGGCATCAATATTCTTTAATTGATATGGATCGTTTTCACATAACATACTAGGATTCATAAACTGTTCTATATCTTGAACTCCTCTATCTTGTAGGAGTTCTTTTAGTGCTTTATCTGGATTTGTACTATATTCTTTTCTTAATCTATATCTCATATTATCTCCCTTCATCTTACTTTTATTCTATGTCTATAAAGTTCTTCAAAAACTTCCTTACCCCTATCAAATGGAGAATCCTTATATCCTAAAAGATTATCCATATCCCATATATAATAGAATGCTGCTTGTCCTTGAAATTTTCTACACATATTCTCTATTTTGGTGCGATATTCTCTCGCCTCATTTGAACGCCAATCTTCATATTCTTTATCAAAGGCAATCGTGATTTCATTCGCGCCGAGAATATTAGTTAACAAGCTAACATGAAATTTATTTATCATTGACCCACAACACGCTACTGCGTTTGCATACTCACCATAATATCCTTCATCCAACAATACTGATTTTTCACCTTCTGCAATTATTGCACTTCTACGCTTTCTAATTGCATCTTGATGTTCATATATACCATATAAGTTAAAATGTAATGGATGGGCATATAATGTTTGACCAATTTGCACCGGCCGATATTTTCCATATTCTTCTGCTTCTTCTGGATTAAGCGTTCGCGCGCGGATACCCACCAATCGACCATCAATATCAAAATGTGGAATTGTTATCTTATTTTGAGCATTTAAAAATCCGATATGAAACTTATCCATTACCTCAGGCTTGATTCCATCTTTAAGCCACAAAGGATGATGATATGGAAGAAAATAACTTAACATTTCTTTTGGATATTCAGTTAGTTGAGGAATAGAAGAATCAAACTTATATTGTTCAAAGTTAATATCTGATTTATATTTCTTATGGTCAGAAATTGTAATATGCTTAATACATTTCTTTACATAATCTACTGCTTCTTCAAACTCTACTCTATGATAATTTATTCTCATAAACTTTTGATATAAAGTGAAGATTGACATAGCTTCATTACATTCTGTATAACATCTAAATATTTTATTATTCTGATACCAATATAACTTCATTGATTCCGCTTCATCTAATGGATTATGACAAATTGTCGGACAAACTAAATATCCTTTATCTTCATATATGGCAATCTGATCCACACCTAAACTTTCCAAAAATGTTTTTACATCTTCCAAGGTAATAGAATCTATCATATCTTGAATACTTACATCTAACAAATCTAGTTCTGGATCAAGTCCTTGTAATGATGCTGTCATTTATATCATCCTTTCTCCATACTAATTTTTCGTTCACTTGCGCTTGAGAATAAATCAATTGGTTCTGGAATAGGTTGATTTAAAGCATTTGTAATAAATAAATCTTCTCTTTCTCCTGTACCTAAATGTAATCTTATCCAAATTCTTATCATCTTATAGCGGCCGCGCCGCATTTTATAAATATCCAATACATGAGTTGGACGAGTTGAATCTTCAATACATTCTGGTTTAATTGTGCCATCGCGAACCGCAACTTTCAAGCCCGCTTTCAATGATAACCATCCTTTTTCTGAGATACGAGTCATTACATATCCCATATCCGCTTTATCGGCGATTGACTTTGCTCCGCGGATACTTTTCTCATCTTTAAACTCCATCTCATCATTTTCCATACCCAATGCATTTACCTGAGTTGCAGATGAAATAAAGATATTATAATCTTTTGCAAGCTGTTTTAACTGGTTTGCCATCATCATTAGAATAACATCTTCTCGAACATTATTCTTTGTAAACTGACCAATCATACTGGCTGTTGAATGAATATAATCAAAGAATACATATTTAACCTCATCAACTGTTGCATACTTACGAATCGTTGATTGAACATTCTGTAAGTTTGGGTCACTTATTTCTTCAATAATAAAGTATCCACTATATTCTTCCATTATTCTCGCGGCCATTTTAACTCGCGCCAACTCCATTGGAGTTTCATAATGTCCTGTTAAAATATGATCTTCATCTACTCCAGAAAGATATGCTAACATAATTGTTTGCAATTCTTCTTTATCCATTTCTGTTACAATGAATAATACTTTTCTTGGCATCCGCACATTACCTTCAGAATCCAATTCTTCAATAAATGAATTCTTTTTATGCGACCATCGCTTTGGATAAGCTAAATGACAGGCATCAAATATACTTGTACGAGATTTACCTGCACTTGTGCTTGCACTCTTTAAGAAGAAGCACCCTTCTCGCGCGCCTCTACATACTGAACTAAAAATCTTTCCTTCTACCGAAGGCCCAATACTTGGAGAAGTTCTTAATTCTTCAATTAGTGTCATAATCCCTTCTGCGGGATTACCTTGCCTACTATTACCATTCGTAAATTCACTACGAATTTCATTATACTTTTTCTCAATGCTATTTAATATTTCATCTAATGTTGCTGCTTCTAACTTATTAATTAAAGATACTTCTAATTTCGGATCTTTTACATCTTTATCATCAATAAAATACTCACTAATATCATAATGTTCTTGCTGTAACTTTCTTAATAATGAATTCTTTTTTAATCTTTTATAATATACCTCAAAGTTGCCTAACTGGGCGTACTCATATGCGTTCTTAAGAAAGTCAAGACCGTTTTCACTTTTATATGTTGATGCGGCCAAACCACCGCTTCGTTCAATCTCTTGGTCTACCTCCATCGGCGTTAATGCCGTGGCGCCCGCCTCATATAATTTTTTAATTGCCATTAGACATACTTTTGCTGACTTAAAATCAAAGTCTTGCGGACGTATGTCTGGATATTCCAAAAATAATAGAGGTTTATACATTAAGCAACCGATAATCTGGCGATACGCCTGAGTGTCGGATAGCGTCATATAATTCCTCCTTTACTTTAATCTAATAGTGCGTCATCGAGATTTATTTCTTTTTTCTTAGAAGTGTTTTCTTTAATAGGAACTACATATTCATGTGTTTCTGTATTTGCAATTGCCGCCGCAATACTACTTGCGCGAGCTTGTCTATCCGCACGCCAAGCTTTCATATTTGCCATACTACGTGGGCCAACTAATGCCAATGATTCAGATAATTTGTCTTTCTTTGATACATTATAAATATAATCAAGACAATCAACGATTGCATCATCAGTATATCCGTATTCATTTTTCAAACGTTTTCTTTCTGTCCAGATACGTGGCCCAGGACTCTTAATTCCGAATATTTCACATACTTTATTTGAGAATCTTTCTCGCGCCAATTTCTCTTCATAACAAGTTGGACAATACCAATATGTAGTTTTTCCACTAAGAGATGCATATTGAATCAATTCATCTTTATAAAATTCACCTTTGCATCCTGCACATTTTCTAGTTATTTGCATACCATCACTTCCTATATTTCATTCTATATAAAGTATACCATGATTTCCAGAAAAAGTCAAATAAAAAAGAGCCTTTCGGCTCTAAAATATAGGTGTGGATTTGCACCACACATAGGAACTCCATAGCCAGCCTTTTGACGGGCGCTGGTCGACCCATCTTATGAAACTCCATTCCCGAGCATTTCAACCATCCCTCTGCGTCTACCTATTCCGCCACTATATTTATATTACATCAACTGTTTTACTTCATCAATAAAGTATTCAACAAGTGAAGACTGTGAAGGAACTGCTTGACTTAGTTTAAAGTCCTCAGAACCAAACACCTTCTTAATAATATCCTTCATAATCATCAAATGCTGATCCTTATTTTCTTCACCGCCAAGTTCAAGATACTTAATCCAAATTTCCTTAGCTTCAGCCATTACTTCAGTAAATGGACGATCTTTAACCTGTGCGATTTCAGTATGGTCAGTCACCTGCGCGCCATCAAGCTCTACCGCTTTATCAATTGCATCGCCAATTGCATCTACCAATTCTTGATATCCAAACTTAATCTTTGGAGCAAGATACTGATAACGACTGCCAGCAAATACATATGGAGTTGACCGTGTATATAAATATCTTTCCGATGTTCCGTCAGGATTCATCTGTACTTGCAGATAACCAATAATATCTACAATAGAATTAATAATTGTATAACATTGATTTGGTAGATCGGGGCAAACCGCAGTAATAGCCTCGCCATCTTCATTACGCATTTCGGTTGGCTTATCTTTACTATGAGCAATAAATAAGATACCAAAACCTAATAGTGTAATTTCGCGCCAAAATTCAGAAAACTCGGTCTTTAGCATATTCCAGCCTTGACCCCAAGGCACATCTCTAATACTATCTACATTTTCGCGCTGACAAATATACTTCTCACATAGCTGCCAAGCAATCGAGGCCGTATCTACTACAATTGAATCATACATTTCTTTTGCCTGTGGCTTACGAAGCTGTGTTAGAACTTTCTTTGCATCTGTCCAACGAAGAATAGGAGCACTACGAATACCAGCAAGAGCATTTGTACCCTGTTCAAAATTCATAAACAATGCGCGAGGAAGCTGGCTACCAAATGTAGATTTTCCTGTCTTTGGCTGACCATAAATCAATAGGAACTTTCCCTTTAAATCTCTTGAAATCTTAGAAGGCTCAAGAGAGAAAATATCAATATCTGCCATTTTATTTTCCTCCTTTCATATGAATGTCCGAGGTAGGGCATAAGCCAATTCTTATGCCCAATCCCTCTATCACATTGTAAGTTTTCAATTGCCAGGTGTGCTTTTAATCACTCCTACCACTGGTTTGACTTACAATTACTCCCAATCATACTTCTTAGAGGAAGCTTCAGGGGCATTAGCAACAGACTTTACAGTTGCACTATTACGAGCATTAATCTGCATCTGTTCAATTGCCGCCTTACGTTCATTAAATGCCTTCTTAATTTCTACTGGATCATATGCAAAATCTTCTTCCTTACATTCATCATCACCAGTAGTAATAATTAGTTCACGCACAAACTTAGTTGTGGTTTCTGGTACATCTTCACCCCAGCCGCTAGACTGCACTTCCTCTTCCTGAGAAAGGACACGAATACGACCCTTAACAGTAACTGTACCATTAGTTTCCCAATTACGAGAAATATATTCAACAGTATCGGGAGCTTCAACGATGAATTCAACTACATCAAGCTTCCCGCTATACTGTACAATACCGCCCTTAATTACTAGACGGCCAGTAGTATCACCATCACGGTCTACTTCATCATGCATATCCATAATAAAGATATCAGTTACAAAGGACGCCACATCTGCAACACGAGCCTCATTAATGAATGAACCACGAATCTGCCATCCATTAATTAGCTGTCCGGTACGAGATACAAAGTTATTTTCCTGTAGAGAAGTACCAGTTAGACGCACATGAGATGCATGATCAATGCCAACATTCTGCGCAGTCTTCATTAGCTTTAGATCATTTAGACTCTTCCATGCGGGATTATTCTTACCTGTGGAAGTATACTCAGTTGCAAACATGCCAACCTGTACATCGCTTGTTTCTTCCTTGCCGCCATAAGTCTGAGTAACACGAACCGTTACTGTTGCACGCTGATATGGACGACCATCAGATAGCTTACCATCGCCAAAAGAAACATCCATTAGAGTGCCTGCGAGATTAATTTTATTTGTTGCTTGTACTTGAATACTTTTCATTTTACATTTCTCCTTTGCTTCGTTATTTTATTCTTAATTAAAATTCTGTTTCTGCTGTTTCCTTTGCGGCCTTAGCTGCTGCCCTCTCTGCGGCCTTACGCTCCTTCTCAGCCTGACGTGCCGCGAGCTTGGCCTGTTCCTCAGCGATTGGATCATAAGCTAGACCAGCTTCGGTTAGGGTATGATACTTAACTGTCTTTGTCTTAGCCTTACGTGTTTCTGTCGCTGGCTCTAGTTCTACCACTTCTTCACGAGTTGTCGTGGTATATTTCTTCTTTTCTAGTGGATTAATACTGCCAATTACCGCGCTAAGAGAAATTCCTAGTGCATCAGCAATCTCCTGCTTAGAATATTCATTTCCATAATGTTCCTTTAGAAAATTTAGTACACTAACACTGTTTACACTTGCCATAATTTTATATCTCCTTTTTATTTTATATTTTCGAGTGTGTTTCACTCTTTTTACAATTATATTATATCAGAAAATTTCATTAAAGTCAAACATTAATTTTCTTTTTTTGTAACGAAAATAATATTTGCTTTATTATTAGCTTCTGCGTTACTTGCTGAATTATTAATAACATCTTTAAGTTTAGGAATTAAATCAGTGTCATACCCGCGCACAGCTTTTTGCATATTAATAATTTTATCATTTAAATTATTAGAAACAATATATGCTCCAGCGAGTAATTTAGTATAATCAGCTTTTTCTAATTCTTGCTCCTCTTTTAATTTATCACCAAGAGCAATATAATCATCACGCATTAATTGAGCAACTTCTTCACCCTTACTGTCGCCCTAGTTATGGTCATATTCCATAACCTATTCTGCGGCGATTTCAGTAGCATGACACAGTTCAATAAATAAATTACGATATGCTTTATCCATTTTTCACTCCTTTTACCGCCCGACCGGTAATTTTATATTCAGAATCTCCTACCCATTTAGCTTCCTTTACAAAACCTTCGGCTTCAAGCTTAATTGCTTTAACACCTTTTGTCATACGTCCAGTATAACTAATTTCACTCAATGGATAACAATTATAATAGTCATTATTTCCTATAATAGCGACCTTATCATCATCATCGCTACTAAGAATTATTCCTACGATGCTGTCATCATCATCCATCTTATTAATTGCTACGCCTTTTTTCGCGCGAGCGACATATTCACCAATATGGCTCTTTTTAATGAATCCTTTCTTTGTAACACAAGTTAAAGACTTATAAGCATTAAAACTCATAGTATCAATTAGCAGGCGTGGATATTCTCCTCCAATATCAGCTACATCAGTTATCTTATATTCTTTATCTAATTTTAACTTACTAAGAGAAATATTATACATTTTTCCCGCACTGGTAATCAATGTAAGAGAACCAAGATTTGTTGTATATATAATGGTTTGTTTGAATTTAGCTTCTTTACCTTTTTCAACAATTTTAATTGTTTTTCCATTATAAATAACTGCTACATCTTGTTCTTCAATTTCTTCAGGCTCTTCTTCATCACCAAGTGTATCAGTGATTTGTGTACGTCTTGCATCACCAAATTTTTGAGATACTAGATTTAGTATTTCAATTAATTTTTCATCTAAAGCGGTAGGTTCAGATAATAGGTATTGGCAGTCAGCAATAAAACGTTTAATTTCTTCTAGTTCATCATTTAATTTTACGCCGTCAAGTCGGCATAGGGAGGATAGCTTCATAGCTAAAATTGCGTCAACCTGTTCTTTATTGAATTTGTATTTTGCTATCAAGGCTGCCGCGGCATCCTTTGGACTATCACTGCCTTTAATAATAGCAACGATATCATCAATATTAGCTAAGGCAATTAGTAATCCATTAATGATGTTTTCGCGCGCGAGCGCTTTATTTAAATCAAATTCAATCATATTACGCTTACATTCTCTAATATGAGCAATATAAGCATCACATGCTTCGCGCCAACCAAATACTTTTGGGAATCTTCCTTTATCCAAAAGAATCATATTGATAGAGAAATGATTTTCAAGTGAAGTATCGTGGTATAACTTGGCAATCATCTTATCCGGATTCTGTCCTTTGGAAAGATAAATACGAATATCCGCAGTTTTCTTTGTATGATCAATAACCTTATCAATACCATAATCTGGATCCTCATTTACTAATGATGCAAGTTGATCCATTACAGTATTGGTGAATACTCCATATGGAAGTTCGGTTGCTTGAAGCATATTTTCTTTAGGCTGGTAAGTCATTTTCGCGCGCAAGCGTATAGATTTACCACGCCCAACTCGCAAACTATCTTTTACTTCAGTAGCATTTGTAAGAATACCGCCAGTAGCGAAGTCTGGAGCGCAATAAATTTGATCAAAGCTGATTAAGGGGTCTTTGATGATTTTAATAAGTGCATCATTAACTTCCTTAAGATTAAACTGAGGCACAGAAGTTGCCATTGCAACTGCAATACCCTGGCAGCCATTTACAATATTCCAATATCCAATGGAAGGAAATACAGATGGAATCTGCTCTGAATCATCATAATTCCAGTACCATTCTGTAATGGCATTTTTCTTTAGGCCATCAAACATGAAATCTGAAATTTCACTAGACTTCATTTCTACATAACGAGCAGCCGCGTGACTATCAGGAGATGAAGGATTACCATAGCTACCTTGTACATCTTCTAGCGGATAGCGGCTTGACCATGGCCTTGCCGCACGAATAAGAGCATCATACATTGCTACATCACCATGAACATATGATTGAGACATGGCTGATGCTACACTCTTTTGTGCCTTCTGAAACTTATCCTTATGAGTGAGCTTATTTGTAAACTGAGCATATAGACCTTGCCGCAAACCGATTTTTAGCATATCGCGCACATCTGGCAATGCACGCTCCTGAGCCACTGATGCCGCGTATTTTAGAAATGCTTCTTCGGTTGTCTTTTGAAAGTCTACATTCTTAATCATATTCTCACTCCTTTCTTTTTATTTATCAACACTTAATGACCTTTATGTTCTAGATAGATTAGCAGAATAATTATAATCCATAATGGGATAAGTACAACCCACCAAGACCAACTAATAAGATTAATTAGTTTAAGAATTATTAATACTATCTGTATTACATCCAATAGGCCCATTTTCTTCTTTCCCCTTTTCTTTTATTTATTATAACATAGATTTTAAAGATTGTCAATTATTTATTAACCATTGATCTGACATAATATTTTCAATAGTTATTTTATCATAGTCCCAATATGGAATGCGTTTCATTGGAATATTATGAAACTTAGCGTATTCGTTTTTTCGCATATCGTTATCTTGTCGTTCTTCCAATGTATCTCTGCATAATGTGGTATTTTGAAAATGTTGTTCACCATCATATTCTAATAGAAATTGGTCATTAATCAAAAAGTCATATTTTAATAGCCCCCCTTTTGCAGAATACAATCCATCATATGTTTTTTGTTTAATAAATGGAATATTATTTTTAGTTAATAATTGAGCAATTAAATATTCACCTTTTGATTTTAAACATCCACAACTCATTACTTTATTATTTACTAAATATGTTCCCAATACATTAATCTTTGTACCACATTTACATTGACATAAATAACTACATCTATGATCTTTTCGTTCATTTTTATCTAATTCTCGTATAACAGTTAAATAATTGAATACTTGACCTGGTTCTATTTTTAATTTCCGTCTATCAACTAATAATTCATTTTTTAAACATCCGCAACTAGAAGTATTCCCAGTGGTTAATTGGTTTGTAGTTGTTTCAATAATATTACCACATTCACACTGGCATATCCACGTCATTCTTCCGGTAGAATTAATATCTTTACCGGGTTTAATCACAGTAAGACGGCCAAATATTTTACCCGTTAAATCTAACATTCTTTTTCTTGATTGTATTATACTACGACAACCACAGGATAATGTTTTTCCACTACGAATATCTGTCCCTACTGCACTTCCAGAATTACCACAAGTACATTGATATTTCCAATACACTCGTTTTTTCTCTTTTGATTTTATTTCATCTTTTTCTATAATAGTTAATTGACTTTCTGGTACTCCATGCTCCCACATCTTCCATCCGGTCATATCAATTTTATTACTGCCATGAGAAAGACAACCGCAAGACTTGATTGCTCCACGACGTATATCAACACCTTGTCCTGTAAAAATATTTCCACAAATACATTGGCATTTCCAATAACTTTTGGTATTATTAATATTATGTTCTTTTTTATAATTAATATCTTCTTCAATTATAGTAATACGACTGTCTAGTACACCACGCTCAGACATTATCCAACCAGTCATATCTATTTTCTTTGCCATAATATCACCTTAGTTGTTAAGAATATTAAAATCTACATTATTAAAAAGGAAATCTCTACGTTCATCTACACTCGTCCCCATCAACATAGATAAGCTCTCTCGTGCTAATTCAGCATCATTAATAGTAAGAATATCTAGACGCCGATTTACAGGATGCAGCATAGATTCTTCCATATCTTCTGCCACCATCTCGCCCAGGCCTTTGTAGCGGCTTTGTTCCCACCCACTATGGGTTTTCTTTAGCTCAGCAAGCTCATCATCATCATAAGCATATACATGCTGTTTGCCTTTACTTAATCTATAAAGTGGCGCGCGCAACCAACCAAGTCGCCCTTCTTCAATAAATTTAGGCATTAATACATAGAAGAGAGTTGCAATTAGACACATGATAGAATATCCATCCACATCAGCATCTGTTGCAATTGCGACTTTCCCGTAATTAAGTCTCTTCTCATTATAACGCTCTTGAATACCGCATCCAAGTGCCATAATAATATCAGATACTTCTTGATTTTCTAGGCATTCTTCCAGAGGATGCTTCATTAGATTCTTTACTTTACCACGCACAGCATAAAGTGCTTCTGTCTTTACATCACGCGCAGGCATTAGACCTCCCAATGCGGAATTACCTTCGCAAATAATAAGCATAGAATCGGGGCCATGCTTCTCACAATCTTTAAACTTATCAGAAGAAGTAACTTTACGCTTACGCTGTTCAGTTTCTTTCTTCTCCATGTTAAGTACTGCTTCACGCGCCTTAGATGCCGCGGCCTCAGCCTTCTCCATTTTAGTGAGCATTTCTACAATTATATTGAACTCACTAGATAAAGTGGTGTTCATTTCTTTTAGTGCGTTAGTAAAAGCAGTTGAAGCAAGTGTCCGTAAAGAAGCATTATTAATTTTTGATTTAGTTTGATTTGCAAATGATGGATTTTCAACTTTACAATTAATTACATAAAATAAATTCTGTCGGATATATTCGCCTTCAAAGTCTGCTCCAGCTAAACTATTAAATGTTTTTGTTAGAGCTGCTCGTGCGCCAGTAATAGGTGTACCACCCTCAGGGCATCTCAGGCCATTGACAAATACATAAGCAGTTTCACGGCGAACTCCCCATTGAAATGCAATCTCTAGTGAATCTGTGCCATCAGACGCAGAGCCGGTTATGATATGTTTTTGTAGAGGCTTTTTAACATTCATCTCTACAAAATCAACGATACCTTTTTTCGCGCAATATACCTGCTTGTGTGTTCCATCAGATACAGTAAATTCTATGCCAGGATATAAATATGAAATGTCTTGAATATCTTGACAAATCCTATCATAAGAATATCCAATTGGGCCATTAGTAAATACCAATGGGTCTGGAATAAAGAAAATTTCTGTACCTGCTTTTGCAGTTTTCGCGCTAGATTCTTTATATGTATCAAGAATTCCTTGATTAAATGTAGCAATTGCTTTCTTTCCATCTCTATAACTAGTAACTTCAAATCTAGTAGATGAAAGACATACGCAAGAGCCACCAATACCATTTAATCCTGAGGCATTTTTGTATGCTTCATGTGAAAATTTTCCGCCTGTATGAGATTTAGTAAAAATAGATACAAGGACATTTTCTCCGTCATTACGCGTACCAAATGGCACTCCACGGCCATAATCTCTTATCCGGACTCCATTTGTAGATGTGTCTAATGTAATCTCAATACTTTTACCATACCCAGCAAGCGCTTCGTCAGTACTATTATTTATAATTTCTTTCAAAGCCTGATATGTACCTTCTATATCATCGCTTCCAAGATACATCTGAATCCTCGTGCGAACTCCTTCTCGGAAGGACAAGCTTCGTATCGAATTTACATCATAGGTTTCTGCCATTCTCTCACATCCTTAGTTTATCAATTCTATAGTTAAATCTTTATTCATAAAACATGCTTTAGCAGTAATTTTATCTACTTTCATATTATATTCCCATCCTGACAAATGATGGTAGAACTGCGTATCATTATATAGGTCATAATCAAATATTCTACAAATATCTTTATTAGGATAAAATATAGTGATAGTACCCCAACTTTTAAGCATAGTTTGTAGCTGTTGTAAAGCTTGATCTAAGTTTAGTGATTTATCTATCTGGTATTCACCAATACTAAATCCCATATCACAAGTTTGAGGCGTAATTTCATGATATTTTAACATTATATTTCTCCTTTCTCTTTACATTTTATTATATCATAAATTAAAAAAGAAGTCAATTAGTTGACTTCTTTATATTTTAAATAATTACTTCATTAACCATCCTAACTTATTCCTTATATCTTTTAGTGGGCGCACTACTCGTAAAGTACTCATTGGGATGAAAACCGCATTACGAAGTTCATTATCATTATAGAGCTCTTCTTCAAGATAAATTATATCCGCCTTCATGCCACGAAAACACGATATTTCTCCTCCATTATAGGCATATATTTTTATTTGAACTAGTGCAGTGTATATAATTACTTCATATTTAGAGCGAAAGGTTCGTTGCTGAGTACAACCTGCTGTCTTATCCAAAAATTCTTGTACGATTTCCTCAAAGTCTCGTGCGATTATCATTATACTCCACATATTACCAATTCTCCATATCAGTAATATCTTTTGATTCGCCGCAAATAGGACATACAACTTTAAGTGTTCGCCCAATTCCACCATAATGGGGGATTAAATAAGGCGCACGGCCGCCATTGTATCGAGAGGTCTCGCGGTCATGCATATGCTCTTTTTCAAACTCATTATACGCATCTAATTCTTTTTGCGAAGTAAATTCACCATATGATAGTCTTAATTGTTCTTTAAGATTGTTAATTTGCTTTTCATAATCTTTTCTAACAATTTCTTCTGCATGTTTGTAAAGTTCTTTATTACGTTCACGTAATTCAGTAACTAATTCTTCATAATATTTTACTGTATTGTGAACTAAATCTGTAATTTCTGTTGAAGAGCATACTTGTGTACTTATACCATCTTTATAGCTATAAAACATATTATTCTCCCATTCTAACGCTAAATCCCTGCAAATCCAAATTAAAATCTGCTTTAAAATATTCTTGCATTACATCATCGAGTTTATGAACAAATAGCGGTTTAGCCGAATCAAAATCACCATAAAACAAATCCGCAAGATCAATAATACACAGGGAATCATAACCATATGCTTCTGCTTTTACTTGAAGCGCGCGCTTGTTTGTAGTAAGAATAATGCCATCAGCTTCAAGTGCCATATCCATTAGTTCCTTAGTCTTACCTGTGCCAAGTGGCCGAGCGATTACTTTCATTTCTTTTCAATCTCCTTTACTTGAATTACATCAGAGTAGTCAAAGTGTTTTATTACTTCATATTTTTCTACAAATTCTTGAGCTGGCATATTAGTAATACGCACTATATATTCGTTATGATCAAATTCACTTTCCTGTAAAATAAACAAAGATATTATTCCAGTTAATATGGCTATAACAGCAACAATAGCTCCAATCATTCCTACATATTCTGTATCACGTAAAACCGCGATAGAGATAATCGCAATTCCAAGGCCAATAAAAAAAGTAATAAGTGGCCAATCTGGCGGGCCATAAATAGGAATTGTTTCAATTATTTCCATATTACTATCTCCCAATACCGCAAACAGGACAGAATTTATCTTCACTATATAAAAGACTAACTGTTTTGCATTCTGGACATTTATATGCAATAACCTCATCAGTTGTAATAGTGGGCGCAGTATCAATGACATTTTGCGCCGCATCCATTACTGCTCGCGCAAAATCAAATATTCGGCCTACCTGTTCATTATCTGCTAAACCATGCTCATAAATTAAATCCCAAAGCATTTCGTCACGTCCAAGAGAAGGAGCATTGAGATCACAATCATCACGATAAATCAATTCTCTCATTTCTACTTTACCTACTTTCCACTTCTGCTTTTACAGTTTCAATCATATCAATAAATGTTGCTGTTTCCATAAAACCACCAATAGGTATTCCATTGTTTATCTTGTCATATTTCTCAAGTGCTTCATTTACATATTCAACACCAATGTTCTTTTCAACCCATTTGGCCAGTTCAGACCGCAAATCATAATGTTTTCGTTTCAACTTTTTGAACAGTTTCATTCCCACTTCACCGCCTTTTCATCATCACAGCTCTGGTCATTCTATTTCTTCCTCCATTGTCAGGCATCGTTGCTTACCTCTTTTAATGGACACCAATATGGCCTGTATTCATACGTTGACCTGTTTTCTTTATCAGCCTCGCAAGTACTATGTTCACCATTGTTACATGGACAGTCATAGCAGTAGTCTGGAAGCGCGTCCATTGTTGTTATTACTATCATTCTTACTTCACCGTCTTTCTTCAGTTTCTGGGTTCATAAACCAATGAATATAACTATTTTCGCATTCTGGACATATGTATTTATCTGCTCGCTCAGACCATTCTTCATGCTTTTTCCAGGGTACAAGTTTTATATTAGCATATAATGTTCTATGTGTAATCCATCCATATTCTTTCGTTATCTCTTTACCGCATCTGTCGCAAAACGTTTTAGTCATTCCATTTCACCGCCTTTTCCCATCTTTACAGAAAAATGTTTGTTCTCGTGGTAATCCACAATTATCGCATATGGAAATTTGTTCATCATATGATTTACAATCTTTGCAGTAGATAATCTTTGTTTGCTCTTTCAATAGAGCAATGGCATCAGTGACAGCTTGTCCAATTTTGATGCACATTTCAGGAGTAAGCATTTGCTGATTGCATAATATAAATTTTGCCGTACTCAAACTTTCGATAGTTTTCTCTGTTTTACTCATTTATTTTACCAATCTTTATTTTAATTTAAATGCGGCTTCTCGCCCTGTTTTATAATACACCATTGCTTTACTATATCTGTAACATCAATATCTTCAATATAAAATTTATGATTATAATAATAACCTGGACAAGTTTCAACGCCATCAGAAAGTAGTAGTTTGTATGTTGAAGGTGGCGTGATTGCCTTATTATACCAGACATTAGACTGTACTAGCATATTTACCTCTTTTTCTTTATTATATCATAATTTTAAGAATATGTCAATCGACAAATTTCATTCTTTGCTTCTTTTCGAGGAATTGCATCTAAGGTAAGCCCCATTTGCAAATTAGTTTCACGATTATAAGTGCATAAAGGCGCATCTCCTAAGCCGCCATATATGCTAACCGGTTCACTTACCATTTCTATAGTATTTAGCCTTGGAATCGCTAACATACTCATATAAACTTCTTGCCCGTTCGCGCCAGTAATATTATGCGGCAGGCGGAATATAAAGTTCGCGGCCTCGCCACTCGCAAGGTCAATATCTGTCATATTAATATTTTTAGTTCCACAAAATTCACATTTGGGTGAAAAAATATCTAATGCAGCACCACAGTTAGGACAATTTGTTTTACTCATCCCATTTTACCTCTAAATTTCTTTTATAGTCATAGCAGATATGATTATCCGCAGCAGAATCAAGTCGCTCAATGGCGTGATGAAAACTTATTTCATTATTTTTAAATTCTTCAATAGTATAACCATCTGCTTTCCATTCTTCCCAAGCTTCAGTTAAATCTTCTTCCCATTCGTATGAAATTTTAATTTTTAGTTTCATTTATTTTACCCCTTATGCGCGTCCGCGCCATATTTTTATTATAGTTTTATTTTTATTTATATTATATTATTATTATATTTATATTACTCCTATCATTTTTACCATAGGTTCCTGTAATTTTTACCGGAGGTTATGGTAATTTTTACAGTAGACTACGGTAATTTTTACCGAGTTGTTATAGTAATTTTTACCGCGCTGAATGCGGTAAAAATTACAGTATTGCGTCAGGATAAAAAATATAAACATTCTTTTTTCCTTCTTCTAAGACGAGACACCCACAATCTTCTAGTTCTTTTCGCGCGAGGCGAATACCTTTATCACTAATGCCAATCTCTTCAATAATACGTTTGGGAGAAAGATCGAATGATCCATTGCCTGCCCATGAATACATATATTCCCACAATTTATATCCATTTCCAGTAAGCTTTTTCATCGCGGCTTTCTTGTATTTCCAATATACCCATGGAGTAAAAGCTTCTCCGCTTTTATCACCGGCTGTTCTTATTGTTTTATTTATCTCTAACTTAATAGTTAATTGATTTGCATAATTAGCCATTGTACCCCTCCATTGCTTTTTCGATCCGCATTAGAAGGGCCATAGAAGGCGTCTCTTTGCCATTCAATACTTTATTTAAATGCGTTCTGCTAATGCTTACTTGCTCGGCGGCCTGCCCTTGAGTCAGGCTATTATCTGTCATATATTTTTTAAATTTATCAATAATAGTCTGTATCAAAAAGCACACACCTCCAAGATATAAAAATGCCTATCTTATTGATAGGCGTTAAATTACCAATCATATTCTACAAACAGTTTCTTATCTTTAATTCCATTTTGTTCCCATTCTAATACCTCATCGCGCAACTCACACAACTGAGGTATGGAATCATAAGTTCCAAAATAATCACGATGAGCACAAGCAACCTTAATCATTTCTTCAAGTTCATTGCTTCCAATCTCAATAAATTCGCCAGATTCATAATCTTTAGGAATGAATGACCAATTCTCAACCATATCCCAATTCTTGCGCCAATACATACGTTCCTTTACAATGCCCGAAGAATACCAATTTTCATCTTTAAAAACTCGATGATTTGGCGCTTCCCATAAATAGCAATCCATCCCCACGATTCATCATCCTTTCTTATTCAAGATAATCATTATAAATTTTAATTATAGGATAATTATACTCTGGATAATCTTCCTTATCATAAAAAATAATAGGATAATTATATTTATTGATTAATGCCATAATATCCGTTATAGTATTTAATTCAATTACTTTCTCTATGCGATGTGCGGCATCAGTCAGAACAAATTTCATTTCTATCATCCTTTCTTTCTTTTCTATAATAATTATATCATAAATTATAAAAATGTCAAATAAGAGGAGTTGAAGTTTCAACTCCTCAAATTTTAAAATACCTCCGGTATATAAATAGACCATCCCGCTGCATCTCTTATCATAGGATACCAAGTTTCTCCATTGTACAGGTATCCTTCGATGGTTTTCTTGGATAGTCTACTTACAGTAGCATGATGCGGCGAAGTCTGTTCTACTTCGGCATCCTTAAACCATTCCTTAATCTTTTCAAACATAACTTCATCGGCGCAATAGAAACGTTGGAAAATGGGTTCCTCAGCAACAACTGTGCCAAGGGGCCATGCGCGTTCGAGTTCTTCTTTTGTTTTATACATTTTTATTCTCCTTCAGAATTAAGTTGAGAATAATACCTACAAGCATTGCAAGTGCAGTAGTTCCAATACTTACGATGCCAAAATTGCAAACTGCACCAGAAACACCTAATGTGAGTACTGTTGCTACAATAATAATGTTCTTATTATTTTCAAGGTCTACCTGATTCTTAATGGTACGAATACCACTTAGAGTAATATATCCGTAGAGAATGCTCGCGCACCCGCCTAGGATGAATGAAGGCATGGAAACTAGGATTGCCTGAAGTGGTCCAAAGATAGAAGCGATTCCCATAATAACTGCGGCTAGAGTAATTACATACTTAGAACAAACCTTACTAAAGCCAGTAGTTCCTACACTTTCGCCATAGGAAGTATTAGGAATATTAGAAAGAAAAATTCCTGCAGCAGAGGCCAATCCATCACCGATTAGGGTAGAGCCGAGACCTGGAGTATGCGTAAGATCTGTGTTAATAACCGCGCTCAAAGCTTTGTGGTCTGAGATGTGTTCAGCAATACAAACAAAGCTAAGAGGAACAAAGAGTAGTAAAATCTGTGGCAGTAAGCCCCAATTAAAGTTAGCAAAATCATAATGTAAGAATGCAAAATCAGGCATCTGGATAATACGCATATTATTAAATGCGGCAAAGTTTACTAGTGGAACGCCGCAAATTGTTAGGATGCAAGAAATACCATATACAATAAGCATGGATACTAAGAAAGGCAAGTTGCGAATAAATCCTTTTCCATAATGGGAAATACATGCGGCAATAATCATAGTAAGAACACCCATTCCGAATCCAAGCAAACTATACTGACCATTTACTTGGAAGTAGGTTGGTATATATGTAGCTAAATTCAAGCCTATTACTGCAACGACTGGACCTATGACTGCTGCAGGTAAGAGCTTATCAAGCCATGCAGTTCCACTACGCTTAATAAGTAGGCCAACACCACAATAAATTAGTGCTATAATGATACCACCAATTGCAACCGCGGGATAACCACCAAGTCCTATTCCGCCAATTACTGCGGCTACGAATGCTCCTGATGAACTAATGAACATAGGACTCTGTCCTCTTGTACATAGCTGATAAATTAGCGTTCCAATGCAAGCTCCTAACATTGCTGGCGCGATGGGGACATTACAAATCTGTGGGATTAAGACCGTGGCTACAAAACACGCCATGACTTGCTGTAACGCACATGTAATTAGTCGTTTAAGTGGCATTTTGTCATTTATATTATATAGCATAAAATTACCTCTTTACTGTATTAGTATAAGTTTTGGGAACGTTTACCCAGTCTCCCGTGACTGGATCTTTATAATCACTACCGCCAGCTATTTGATTTACATTAGTGCTATAGGCAATAGATTCTGGATGGATTTTAAACGTATTATCATCGCTACATGTAATTTCTGTCCACCATTTTTTATCACAGGGATTTACTGTAAATTTATCCCAAGAAGTATAAGTAGATGGAGAACAATCACATTGTCGTACCCAAGGGGCATTAATGCGGCCGCAGCGAGGACATTCCCATCCTTTTTCAGATGTATAAGAATGATTGTTGTAAGTATAAGATGTACTTGTACTGGTTCCTGTAATTGTATCTCCAGTCTAAACTTTATTTGTTGTTTTCATAAGTTACCTCCAATCTGATATATGTTCGTCTGTATCTTTCTTACCATATTCTTTTTGTAGTAAAGGTAGAATTTCATCAAATGAATTATGTAGTGTATGATCTGTCGTAGCGTACAAAATCATACCATATAACATCTGATTGATACTGAAGCTGCGGCGCCAATCCTTCTCATTAAGATGGTTGGTGCGAATATCGAAGTAATGGGCAAAGTTCTTTTTATAAAAGATTCTAATAAGTTCTGCTTGTAGTTTATCAAACAGTTCAGCCTTTTGTTCTACAGAAAAATCATTATGAGAAATTTCAGGCGTAATTTTTTCTGAAATAACTTGCATTAATTTGTCCGCCATATATCTCCATCCATACAGTACGCCCATTTCGCACATAGTGCCAATGGCGCTTTGTTCTGGGCACAGAACAGTATAATCACTGTTCCATAGGCGTTCAATATCTGCTTCACAGATTTTTTCAGCAAGATGATTATTCTCTTCTTCTGTCATATTAGATTTATCATTAATTGATTTGTTTTGGACGGGGCTATATACTTCGCCAGGAATACCTGCTGCATTAAACTTATCATATTCTTCTTGGCGTGCGAGATTAGAGCCATATGTCATGATATCGCCGCCTAAGTATCCGAGTGGCTCTTTATTCATCTTTATCCTCCTTATGCGTCAAATACCAAATAATATCATACATTTCTTGCTTGAAACCTTCGGGCTGCTGTTCAAGTGGCAGCATCCACCAAGCGAGTCCGGCATCTGGATGACGATTAAAGTACTCATCAATCATATCATCATAAATTGTACGTTGTTCTGACATATTAGCATTTCTCCTTATCATAATTAGTAATTATTACTTCAATAGTTGGTTCATTAGTTTTTATTTTATTATATACAGCTTTTGAATAATCTGTATAAATATCATATACATAATATTGTTCAGCCCATTCAATTAAAGCTACATTTTCTTGTCCTTTATGAGCCACAATATTAGACATAGCCCATTTTAGTCCTTGTTTATTGGCATGATCTAAAAATGCATATAAATCTAAATCATCCTATAATTCCCACCGTTCATTTACTAGTTTTGATCCAGTATTATACTATGCAGCAGAGATTAAATATGGTGGGTCTATATATAAGAAATCGTTTGGATCTGTAAATTTACTAATATCAAAATCTCGAAAATTTTCTGAGGTAAAATTAATATTCTAGATTGCCGCATGCATTGCCCTTGTGTTTGCACGTTGAGTAAGATTAAAATCAGAATGATTCTAACCAAAACTAGAATTTAATTCCTTATTTATATTAAAACTAATTTTATTATTAAATGAAAAACGTGATAATGTAAATAAATCAAGAGGAGTATGATAATTTTCATTAGTATTATACAATTCTCTATACTATAAAAATCCTTCTGAATTTTGCCGCGATAAAGAAAATTCTTTAATACGTTGATCTATAAATGATAATATTTCTTCAATAGAATGTTGCTGAAAACTTTTATATATATCAATTATATTAGTATTAATATCATTAGCATATTTTGTAATAGCAGGTGTATTAATAGAGACATCGGTACCGCCACAAAATAAATCTATAAAATTATTAATAGATTTTGGGAATATTTCATGTAACTATTTTAAATATTTATATTTATTACCGACATAATTCATAGGGCTTTTAATATAAGTAATTTTATTCTTCTTCACTGTCATCATCTGCCAATAGCATATCTATAGTATCAGCAAAAGTCGATCCACGATTTTTACTCTCTGCTACAGGTTTTGCTCTAAAATAAGTATTATAAATATAACTTTTTACCATAGCAAACATACTAGATGAAGTATCACGTGGATGTGCTTCAATATATGCTTTCAATTGTTTTTTATCTTCTTTAGGTAGCTTAGGAATAAATTCTTCTAGATATTCACGAGTAATATCATTAAATTTCATTTGTTCCATATAAATATATACCTCCATTATTTTTTTTATATTATAACATAAAATTTTAAAAAAGTCAAATACCTTTCTATTATATTTAATAACTATTATTATCGTCTCATTGATTAATTATAGTTGGTGATTAATACTTCTAATGTGGGTTCAGCTATTCGTTCTGCTTTTATTGTTAATTTTGAATAATCAGCTTTTATATTATATATATTATAATTATGTTCACATGCCCACTTTTCTGTGACAGTATTTATTTTATCTTTATGTTTAATGAAATTTGACATTCCCCATTTTAATTCTTGTTCAGTAGCTTTATCTAAAAAAGTATGAAGTGCCTTTTCATCTTCTACATTCCATGATAATTTAGCTGTGCGTCCGGCATTATAATCTGCGTTGGCAATTAGATATGGGGGATCGACATAAAGAAAATCATCTTTATTACAACTAGTTAAATCAAATGTACGAAAATCAGTAGAAGTAAGCTAAATATCTTTTAATCGCGGGCAAAAGGCAATGGTGTTATTACGCATATTGTCATTATAACTACTACGATTTTTTCCAAACGCAGCATTAAACTCCATTTTATTATTAAAACGAATAATCTAATTATAGCTAAATCGAGTTATTATAAATAAATCTAATGGAGTATCATATCCAGAGTTGTTAGTATTATATAATTTTCTATAATTTAAATATCCTTCTTCGTTTGTTTTATTTAAATTAAATTCATCAATCCTCTTATCTATATAATTCATTATATCATTTAAAGTATTTGACTAAAAACTCTATAATATTTCTATAACTGGCTTATTAATATCATTTGCAATTTTATATTGAGCTGTTACATTAGCTACTACATCACCGCCACCAGTAAATAAATCTATAAAAGTATTTATATTTTTTGGAAAAATCTATAATAACTATGGTAATGTTCTATATTTATTACCAATATAATTTAGTGGAGATTTAACTAAAGATTGCATTATATACACCTCCTATACTAAATATATTATAACATGAAAATTTAAAAAAGTCAAATAAAAAAAAGAGGGCGCAAAGCGCCCAATTTTAAACAGGTGGCCGAATTAAATTGCACATTGCGGCTACAGCCCCTCTTTCAGATTTAGTAAGTTTAACAGTACCAAATAATGGTTCTCCAGCTAAATGTATAAGCATAGATTTGATACCATTATTTTTTTCAAATTTTCTGTTATCAATCTAAGCCACATCGCCGCAGAAAATTAACTCGCTCCCATCTTCAATACGGCTCATAAGTAGTGTAACTAACTTATCATTCATATTCTCGCATTCATCACAAATAACAATTGAATCTTTAATTGAACGACCGCGAATATGAGATAAAGGAAAAATTTCTATTACTCCATCTTCGATTAGTTGCTCTAACATATCCATACCACCAAGATGGTCTGCAAGAGGCCCGCCCCAAATTAGCATTTTATCATTTAAATTACCCGGCAAATAACCTATATCATTAGTATCTGCCACTACTATATTATTTCGTACAAATATCAATTTACGATAATTACCACGGTGTATTTGTTCAAGTGCATATGTTAATGCTAATAAAGTTTTTCCGCCGCCCCAAGCACTAGTAAGCAATTTCACTTTAATATTAGAATTTTGTAATAGATCGAAAGTCATTTTTTGTTCTAAATTACGTGGAGCAATAGTTTCTTCTATATATGGATTAAACATATTTTTATATTTTAATCTACGGTATTCAGCTCCAGTCCAGAATAGAACATCTTTTAATTCTTTTCCTTCGTATATTTCTGCGAATTCATTTGTTTTACATTTCAGTATATTTATTTTTGGGTCAGCATATAGTAAGGCCATTTCTTGCTCTGTTGGCCAGTATTTACCCCAACCGCACCATTCTTCTCCTGATTTTTCTGCCATTTCAGCACTCATTGGATATGTAGCTAAAAGATGCGGCATTTGTAAAGCAAATAGATACTATGCAGCATCACTAGTTAAAAATACAATATTACTACCCTATTCAATTGCTGTAATTTCTGCCGCACATAATATACGATGGTCATTTATATTGCTTAAGAAGTTATATTTTTTTAGCATCTTATCGATTTTTTTATTGTCTACTAGTACTGTTTCAAAATGATTATCAGTAATAATAGCTCTAATTGCAGAGCGCACTCTAAATTTCAATTCACTGCTTTCATGCTCAGAAGATTTTAAATGCTCTAATTCCTATAAAGTTAAAGGGCTGATACCAATAATAGTATCAGCTGATAAAAGATTATCTTGATGTAAAAGAGCACTAGTATCGGCCCAATGCTTTATCATTTGTCATCAACTCCATAAATACAATCAATTAGTCCTAATTGTTTTAGTTCATCTCCCTTAATAAACCACTATTTTCGGGCGTGAGCATCATACACTTCTGGGCTAATATTTGTATTTTGGATAATAAAGTCACGAATATCGGCATCTACTTGTTTATTAAATTCCATAATATCATCAGCAGTACGAGCCTCACTTGACTCTAATGCTACATATCCATCATGAAGTAATATATAAGAAGCAGGAAAACCATAACGAATTACATTTTCATTTTTTCCGCCGCCGGCCAATATAATTGCTGCCATACTTGCGGCCATACCTGGAATAATAATATTTAAAGGCTTAGAATACATTGATATATATTGAGCAAGATAGAAGCCATTAGATACGCTACCGCCGCATGAATTTAAAATTAATGTAACTGGTTCAGTAGAATCATCTTCTTCAAATTCTCTCAGAGGAAGATATACCTTTTCCACTGTTGCATCAGATACATATTCATTTAAAATTATAGTACGCTTGTTCAATAATTGGTGAAAATACTAATAAGTAATTGGATCAAATCCAAATTTTTCTACTTCACCAAGAAGTTCTTCTAAATCCATAAATCCTCCTCAGCTACGCTTTCGCGCGCTTATTTAATAATTTTTGCTAGTGTACAATCATCTGGTGAAATATCTTCCCGGCGGATGGACTTTAGGTATGGATGACGCACGCTGAGCCCATTAGCATCACTTAGCGCCATACCTCCTATTGTCACGGGACATAAATACCAGTCATTAAAATTATTTTTTAATTCTTCTTTAAATTCATCGGTTAAACCCGATACTTTACAAAGAGGAATTAATTGATGATTTGAATCATATACACTAACATAAATAGCTCCTGGCCAATTCATATATGCACCACGACTGATTGGCTTAATAGGACCACCCATTTGATATTCTCCAAATAGTTGTCCAACAAGTTTTTCACCAGTGCGAGTGTTTTTCCAGAAAGTCCAAGAGTTAATATCTTTTCCACTATAATCTTCTGTAGCAGGTTCAGTACCAGTAATAAGGCAATCAATAAGATTTTCTAGTTCTCTTTTAACTTTCATTGTCTTATGTGCAGTTCGTTTGCCTGGCTCTGGTAGTCCATTATTTTTATAACAAACTACGCCTTCCCCTCCAGCAGAAAAAATAGTATTTAATTTATCATAGAAAGTATCATTCATAGGATAATAATGGACATATGTTACTAATGGATGATTGATGCGTTCTGCTGCGGCTTTAACATACTTTTGACGTTCAATCCAAGGAGTTTGCATTAAATCTTCTCCATCATAATACCATATATCAAAAATACGCCACTTTAATTTTTTATTTCTAAATTCATTATTTTCAATATCGCGCCTATCTTTAGCACTAAACTTAATAGTCTGTGAAGCTTTTAAATAAAAATCTTCATCTTGAATGCTTTTTGATTTAATTGGGCTCGCGCGTAAAACAGAACCAACATTTCTATCTATGCCATTATCATAATAAACTTCAGCCATTATACGAGTTGGTTTATTGAAATTAGTCGCAACAGCATCAAAGAAAAATAATTTATCATCAATACGACCATATTCATTTGTAACTGTGCTAATTCCGCGGCTAATTATACGTTTATCTCCATCAAAATCGCAAATAAAAGCGCTATAATTACCATCAGTTTTAAGCTGAAAACTATAATTTCCAGAGCTAATCATTGATTGGATTTCTAATTCACGTTTTTCTTTTGTTGTGGAACTTGGCATACTCCAATATCGTTCAGGCTCTAATTCTCTTAATAGCATTTATTATTCCTCGCATATATCATTTAATAAAGTAATTGCGCTTTCTTTTAATAGTTCTAATCCCTCATCATTATGCACAATATAGTCAAATACATAATTATCTAATGAGGTTTCACTTGGATGCTTCAGTTGCTCGGGTGTAAATAGCGGATTGACCCAATCACTACCATCACTGTTTTTTCTGTCAATACGAATAGTAATTACATCAAGTGCATCCGATACTATTTCTATTTCATTCGGGAAACGAGCGTCAGGAATTAGCGCGAAATCAAATTCGTTTTCGAATGCAGATAAAAGGCCAACTACAATTGCTGTCCAAAAATTTGGATATTTGGCTCTTACTATATCGGTGCCAACGTGCTGTAAAAGTGTGCGGCCTTTCTCATCTTTCTTGCCATCCCAATTAAAATAATCTCGTAGCACCCATTTCACTGCATCTCCATAATGCATAACAATAACTTTTTTACCCTGTTTTTCCAATTCTTCTTTCATAAAATGAGCAAGCATATCCTTACCCGCGCCAGATTTACCGCTCAGAATCAATGTTTTCACGATTCATCGCCTCCAATCGCATATTAAAATAAAATTGTGCAAATTCATGTTCTTCTCCAGAAAATTGTTCAGTAATAGCATTTAATAGGTTTGCTACTTCTGCTGGGTCTTTTGCAGAAGATAAGGCTAATGCAAATCCAGATTCTAATTGTTTTCTTACTTTATCACTAATATTTGGAAATAATTCAGTCATTAGCCTCACCTCTTTGAATTTTATTAAGAGCGTCAAAAAATGCTTGAACTTCTTCTTTTGTTTCCAAAGTTATTTTTCTAATAGCTTTTGGCGGCAGACAATCTTCTCCGCGTGGTAATTCAAATACATAATAATGCTCTTCACCATCGCAAGAAATGTTTCTAGTAGTAAAATGTATTCCAGTTTTATTTCGTATTCTAATAGATGTACCCCAATCTTCATGAACTGTTTCAATATCAGAAGTTTTAGGGTTAATCTAAGCAATTACTCCCGCATATTCATCACGGGTTACTTCAAATATGTTATCATCCATCTAAATTTTGTTCTCCTTGAAAATTATCTTTTAGTAATTGTGATTCCTTTTGAGCAAGCTTATCGCATTCATTATTCCAATAATTATCGCCATGTCCTTTTACTTTAGAAAAGTAATACCAGAAATTATCAAAATATGGGACGATATCAATCCACAAATCTTGATTAGCAACATCTTCACCTTTATAATTTGTCCAACCATTCTTTTGCCACCTGGTATACCATTCTTGCGTATAACAATTAATTGCATAAGCCGAATCACTATAAATAATTACAGATTCATTCGGATGCCGGTTCTTTTGCGCGAACTCTAAGGCATTGCGTATCGCTAACAATTCCATACGCTGATTTGTGGTCCCATATTCGCTGCCGGCAACTTCATAAATTCGTTCACCACCACGAAGAGCAATGAAGCTCCAGCCGCCAAACGTTGCTTTTGATCCTAATTTTTTACAAGAACCATCTGTATATATTTCAAGTTGTGCAATTTGCGCTTTGCTTCTCTTACTCTCGATCATAACTTATCCTCCTTTTTACTTAAATTAATTATAATTCAATTTAAGAAAAAAGTCAATTATTTGGTGCAATTTCATGTTCTGGTAGGTTCATAATCTATTCAAAATAAACTTTACCCTAACCATTGCCATGTAGACCTTCATGGTATACTTCATAGATATCTTTAACTTCCTTTTTTTCTGCCGCAGAAGCCCAACCACGATCGTCTACTAAGATTTTCTTCCAGCCATATAGTGTATCAAAAAGTTCCATTTTTGTGCCTTCCCCAATAATTGATAGACGCCCGTCAATATGAGTCATATGGTTTTGTAGATTATCTACTTTAGTTTTAATTTCTGATACTTGGCCGCTTAAAGTATTTACAGTTGTTGCAACCTCTTTTAATTTTTCATTATTTTCTTCGGCCCTATCAAGAAATTTATCCATACGTATATAACGCTTTTGCTCTTCATCATATTTTTCTTTAAAATGTTTGAAGAAGTCGCCTAATTTGGACATTGGTCTCACCTCCTTGGGAAGAAATTTTATATAAACCCTATCAGAGATAGAGATTATGTCTTGTTCATAATAGTTTCTAATTCTTCTAAAACATCTAAAAATCCTACTAATAAACGCTCTTCTAAAGATACTTTACTGAAATTAGCTGCAGCAGTTTCATACCAAGCCTAACCGCGTTGGTCATATAATTTATCAACTAGATGTGAGTTAACTTTATCTTTTTCTGTTACAGGATTAATAATTAAAACCTATGAACCTCTAGCTGAAGTTATAATAGTATTATACGCTTGCATTAAAGCATCATATGTTGTTTTTAATATAAAAGAAGATGGAACATACATACTCTAAAAAGTATAAAGACGCATAGTATCTGTGCTTGTAATTATCTACTATTCCATATTCATTTTTACCTATTTAGCTAATTCACCGCCGGTTCTAAACATTAGTATCGCAGCAAAACCAGAAAGATAATCTTCAATAGCTGTACGATTTCCATATCCAATCATTCCATCTCCAGCGTTTAAAATTGCAAAAGTTAGCCAATCAATATCAAGACGATTGGAAATCCCTGCCTAGCTCATAATATTATTTAAATTCATTAACTATTCAATTAATGATGCGCCTAAAGACCCCCCATGAAATCCATAATCATTTAAATAATATCTAGCATACTTTACAGAATTTTCAATTTTAAATAATTTTGATAAATCAAACATTTTATCATATGCTTCTGTTGGTAACTATTCTAAATTTAAAATACGAGATTGTAATGCATCTAAAGCAGCTTGATTAGCTTTTTGATTTGCTATACTATCTGCATAAGAAGAATAAGCGCTAGTAGACTAAAATAATTTTTGATATTCATGTTCTGCTTTACTAGCAGTTGGCAATGCGTATGACATAGATTGTAATGAGCGTATTGTTTCTTTATACGCCTATTCATAAACTTCTTCATAAATTGTAGAAACTTCTTTAGTAATATCCTAAGATATATTATTTGGCATTTCAATATCTCCTACTGCATAACCTATATGTATACTATCAGCCTTACCATTTAATGCTGCAATTAATTTAGAATTCATTTGTTTTGAGCCAAAAAGCTAATTAATAGTACGGGCGGATGAAATTTCAGTTTCTACACTGATTTTTAAACGGCCACGAGTACTAAGTAATTCATTAATACGGTCTACTAATTGAGCTTCATTTAAAGCTTTTATAATATTTTCACTATATTTATCTTTTCCATATGATTTTTTTATTGCTATTTCTAACTATTCTAAAAATTTCTTTTTATTTTTTATTCCATCTTTCCCAGTAAAATTTAATTCAGCCATTTTACCTAAAGTATCATCTTCTAGAATCTAAGCTAATTTTTTTCTTAGATCTTTAGTTAAGCCAACAATATTTTTAGTATTAGCATTATATGATATTTTTCCTTTTACTGAAGGTAATATTAATTCTCCTTGCTATTCCAATATTTCTAAGTTATCCAATAAAGATTTTGCTTTACGTTTTATATTTTCAATATGTAAATTATCTATTGGCGTTTTATCATCTTGTTCTAATAAATGAATTAATTCATTCGCAGTATCTAAGTTTAATATAGTAGTAGAATTATCTTCCTAAATTGAATATACTTCTTGAGCAATTTGTTCTGACATTTCACTAATAAATGCTATTTCCTATGGTAAGGTTAATTTAATATCTGGCTATCCTAATAATAAGTTAAAATTGTCTTTTATTAATTGAATTAATTTTTCAGAATCCTTTGATCGCATAGAGCCTAATGCAGCATTGCTAAAAGTTTGAATTCTATGTAAGGCTCGCTGCCAGCTGCTATTCTATTCTTTATATAATATATCGGGGTCTTTATATAGCTATCCAATTAATGTTTTTACTGCTTCTGATCCCTATATTCGCATATCAAATTTACCAATTTTCTATTCATATGAATTTAAAGCAGTATTGAAATGTTCAGCTTGCTATCTAATTTCTTTTAATTGTTGTTTCCACTGTTTTTCACCTAATTCAATTTCTTTTAATATGTTCATAAAAGATAAATAATCAAAGTTAGTTTCAGAAATTAAATTAGCAATTTTCTGTCTATAATGTTCGGGGATATCTTGATTATTTAATAAATGAGTTTGGTAAAAATTTTTTTCAGTTGCTAACTCTGTTTTATATGCCATATTTAAAAAAGTTAAAGCTGTATCAATGGTTGTTTGTGATTCATTATCATCAGCAGGCTTTAATGCAGATATACCACTATTTAAAATACCTTGTGCAGTTGCATAAGTTTCTGTTGCCCCTGGTAATTCATTATCACATAATGAATTAAAGATAAAAAACCGTTTGCCAACTGATATTGTAGGAAAAAATGGATATTGCATTTGCACCACCTCTTAATAAATAAAATAAGCCATCAAATTTGATGGCTTCTCCTTTATAAATATGTATTTCAATTAGAATTGAATTACTTCAATTTTTTCAACTTGCTTATCTTTCAATTCGAATCCTTGTGCTTTCATTGTAAGTACATTTAAAACAAAGGCACGACCAGTAAAAGCTGCGCCCGTGTCTATATCAATTTTCGCGCCAGTAAAATGTGGATTAAAAGTCCCAATATATTTATATGGTTCTACTTCTTTATTTTCGTCCCATTTAAATCCATCTAAATAATCTTCTAAATAAGGAGTCGGAGTATGCCCAAATATACAAGTTCTATTTGGCGCCCAACCAATATTCAATGCAGATCTATTCCAAATAATTGCATCGCCTGTCCATTGATCTATTGGAAGACCATCATATTCACAATCAGCAACACGCTTAAAAGTATTATATAATCCACCGCTATGGCAAAAATCACATGTATCTGTACTCAAAGTTAAAGGAAGTTGTTCAATACGCTCAACAAAGTCCATCGGCATACCATCCATAATCCAATCTAATAGAGTCGACATACCACCATTATATAATGAATCTTGAATTGCAGCATACTTATAATCAAAATTCTTACAAGCAGAAAGAACCTTTTTAATGCGATCTCGATCTGTATTTTCAAAATTAAACATCTGTTTAATTTCTCGCGCCGCTTTAGTGAACATATCCTCATGATTACCTTTTAAATAAACAACATATGGATTATCTAAAAGTTCTTTCATAATACGATATCCATCAGGACCTCTATCACACGCATCGCCGCAATAGATAATCATCGCTTCTGGATCTTGCTCATAACAGTAATCCATAATTGCCCTATATAAATCCCACATTCCGTGGATATCCGAAAATGCAAATATATCGTGCATAATTTTACACCTCTCTTCTTATGTAAAAATTATACACTAAAATATATAAAAAGTCAAATAAAAAAAGAGGGTCGATTATTCGATCCCTCCGAAATTTACAATAGGAGTGCTGCCACCGGTGATAGTAGGAAGCTGCCCATTCCAGTGTAGAATCTTATTATATTCAATAAGATCAACAGTTAGAGATGCATTTAGTTTCTTATTAGCTTCTGCTTCAGCATCGGCCTTCGCGCGAATAGCATAAGCTTCTGCGTCAGCTTCAATTTTCTGCACATCTGCCTGTGCCTGAGCAGCAATACGAGCACGCTCTGCTTTCTGTTCTTCTTCCATAGTCTGCTGTTCCTGCTGAGTCTTAGCTTTCTGCTTTTCCTGTGTAGCCACCTGTTTAGCTTCAACCGCAGATTCAAACGCATCGGTGAAATCAATATTTTCAACTGCAAGAGAAATAATATTTATACCTTTATTGGTTAATTCATTTTTAAGCAGTTCATAAATAGAATCAGACATAGCCTGACGATTTTCGATTAGATTTTCGGCGGTATACTTAGCAATGATAATTTTTACGTCCTCTTGAATACGTGGACTAATTAGAATTGTAGCGTATTCAACGCCAATATCTCGATACAAATTCATTGCGGTGGTTTTATCAATATTATAGTTAATAGAGCCTTGTACCGCTACCTGCTGGATGTCTTTAGAAAAAGCTTCAAGCTGGAAGGTAATACGCTGTTCACGATTATCCATCTTGATTACATTATCCCAAGGTGCGTGAAAGTTAATACCAGCATCAAGAGTATTTTCATGCACCTTGCCGAAAGTAGTCACAATACCTGTATATCCAGTAGGCACATAAGATACACATGAAAGAATAATAAGTACAATTGCTATAACGGTTCCAATTAGTGGTGTAGCAATCTTAAAACCTGGATATTCATCATGATCAATTGTAGCTCCGCCAATAATACCGCCAATAAAAATCAATACAGCTAAAATCAATAGTACCATTATTTATTCATAGCCTCCTCATAATGTCTAATTTTTCTATTTAGTTTTCCAATAATACCACGATTTATTTCTTCTCCTCGTGTTTTCAAAAGGTTACGACGATACAGCCATTTTAGATAATTAGTATATTCATTCATATTATCCACTCCTTATATTACTTCAGTTAAAATTCTAAAATCTTTAAAAATATTCCGATCAATAGTAACTTCAACAGGTTTATTTTTTAAATCACTTATATTAGTTATCTTAGCATCTTTCATAATTTTTATAATTTGATTTATCATATCAATTAACGCGGTATTTCTCTCTTCCTCTGACCATTTACAAGCCTCAGATATATTAACAGTATATTTTCCACCCGTACCTATATGGCTGTTATCAGATAATTTAAATGTTAAATCTAATCCAAATAGAAAAGGATAGTCTGGAATAAAACCAAATCTAACATCTGATATCTTTCCTAGTAATTTTTCTGTCACTTAATCAGCTCCTTTTATCCATATACATCCTCGTATTTTCTAGCAGGAGATAATTCTTCTGGGGTAAAAGCCCAAGTCTCCCCATAATCACTATAATTATATATATTACCATCTGGGCCAGGCCATCCCCAAATATAAATGACGCTATCATCAGAGACTGTTTTATAAAGTTTTGATTTTTTAATAGGTAAAATAATAGCATCTTTATCTGTACGGTGCTCTCCGTACATAGTACCCCAAATAATATCGGGCAAATTATCAAAAGTAATTTTCATTATTTACTCCTGTGCAATAGTTTCCTGTGCCTCCTCCATATCGGGCGCGGTAGCTTCATCCTTCGCGATGCCTTCTAGTACCTTAAAAGAGAAGTTCTTGTGCTTATACACAGCGAAATTAGAACGATTCAAGATACGAGCAACTACACCTTCACGTACATGAGTCTTACCAATAGGGTCAGGCCCATCAAAGTACTGTTCTACCTTACGGAGAACATACTCACCAGCAGTCATATTTACAATGTCACCATTGTCATCGAGTTTACGCATTTCCTGAGGAATTACGAAAGTTTCAAACTCCATAACGGTATGCACGCCCATCTGCTCACAACGTTCCTTAATCTGTGCAGGAGAATATTCTACTACATCGCCATCTTCGTTGACCATGGTCATACGATAGACATATACGTCACAACAAGGTGCAACATACTGAGGGGCATGAGTAATATCGCCATAAGGCTCATCAAAATGCCGCTCATAATCGCCATCAGGATCGCAGCCATAAGAGAAGGTAGTAGTTTCACCATACTGCTTGATGAACTCAGGATCCTTTACCTTGCTGTTGGCAACCTGAGACATGATAGGCGTACCCTTGTGTCCCTGGAAACCAACAATCTCGTAATAAACCACTTCACCCTTATGGAGTTTGTTTTCAAACTTTGCGGCCATGGCCATACGGAAATCATCAGAATCATAGAATCCACCAGAACGCTTTCCATCCAGGACTACACGACGAGTTCCAGTGATATATCCATATTCCTTATAATCCTTACCATGGCGATGGAATAGCTTATCGAACCAAGACTGCTTGGTATGAACCAGAGGCAGATATCCAGTACGACCAGAAGTACCATGCATCTTCAGAGTTAGCTGTACAGTGTCGCCAGGCTTGAATGCTGCCAGATTATATGCAAGCTGCGCAGTATCAACGTGTTCATAAAAGGTAGGCGCGATATTTGCCTTAGCCTTCTTGGTTGCACGAGACCCGGGCATACCGGGAGTACGAGTCATCTTTGGAATATACTTCTGACAAATAAGTTCACCATTAACAGTACCAATAGTGTCTCCAACCTTTAGATCAGAAATCTTACAGAAGTCAGCCAGACAGGTGATAGGCATATAAAGACCATCAGACTTTTCACCACGAAGTTTCAGCGCCTTAATGTTGCGCTTCTCAGGGTCAAGATAGCCGCCTACTTGCTTGCCGTTCTCATCTTTACGACGAACGAGGTCGTTTACCGCGCAAAAACGCTCAGAAAGCTGACCATCAACAGGAAAATATACACCAATATCGCCAATCTTAGTATCAAGCCCAACAATAGTATCATTACCAAAGAAAGTAGCAATCTGCAGACGGTCGGCATTAGAATGCTTACGCAGATGTTCAACCTTTACTACAAAGCCAGTATACGCCATTTATATCATCCTTTCTCTCTTTCTTACATAATAATTATACCATAATTTTAGAAAATGTCAAATTATTTCTCCGTCTCCCGATGCTCGATTCGCCATTCGCCAGTATCATCATCACACCAAACCATTAGAACAACTTCTTGTCCATTTTTGCGGCCATAAACGTAATTGCGAATAGAGTACGAAATGCCGCGAACCTGTTCAATTTCATCCATCGCGCTGGAGTCAAGGACAACTTCACATATCTTATCATATAAATAATCTTTCATTTCATTGCTCATATATATCACCATAAATCTTCACTAAATAGCTCAGCACATCTAGTATTTTCTTTCAATTGGTCATGTGCTTGCGCGTGCTTTTTTGCCGCGATTCTGTCATAAAAATTTCCTTCTTCATCTATAAAGCCTTGGGCAAGCTCTTTATAATCAATATTCCTTTTATAGCCAAACTCATATAAGATATAAAAAGCATCTCCATGTCTATGACATGGAATAATCCATTCTTTATCTTGCCGTATATCATAAATTTTTACTGCGGCTTTAGTAATCATAGTTTTTTCCACTCCTTTATAATAGTTCTTATTGCATCTGCCAGTGGCTTATCCTTTTTTGCCTGTGCATTTTTCCACTGTAGCCTACGGCAAGCATCTTCTAATGAATTTACTTTACATTGAAGTCTTTCATTTTCTTCTTCAAGTTGTGCAATATATTTATGAGCATCATCATTAAAATCAATTGTTTTCAGCATACTTACCCTCCCAAAAGAAAAATTCAGTATGAGAACCAACATCAAGCTTGGTCATACCATCTTCTTCCCACATACGAGTATAATAACTTACAAATGGAATAACTTTAGACGGGTCATAATCTTTTCCGTATCTCTCTTTTGCGAGCTTATGCTTATTAGCATTACAATTAGCAATAAATTCATCTACTGCTTTATTAACATCTTCCCAAGTATTACAGGGTTCTTTAATTACACGGCGAATACCATCAGCATTTTCAAACCACAGTTTCATCTTTCTTTTCCTCACTATCTTCTTTAATAATTCCATCGTAATTTGGATTAAATGGCACCCATAATACAGCATTACACTGTGGACATTTAATACATTGATTTTTACTTACATCACTAGGTTCATATCCAATAAGTGCTCCACAGCCATAATTACATCTAGCAATAAGTCCCATATATCTTGTGTTTAATAGTTTCATATTTCTTTACAGTACCAAACAACAGTACATTGTTCTCCATTAACTTCCTTATGTTCTTTAACTTTCATTTTCAAAGAAACTGTCGTATTACGCGTATAATCTTTGGCGCCTGTTTCCCAAATATAAGAATTGCCTTTGGAATCAACCAAAGTGTACGTATGTTTCGTACCAAAGTGGCTTTCTTTGCTTGTCTTTTCTCTAATCGTAACTGTTTCTTGTAGCCATTCATCTACTTCACCTTGATACTTACTTTCTGTTTTAGTATAAATATAAGATTCAATAATCTTTCTAACTTCTTCATGCGGCCGCATTCTAGTATCATGCGCGCGTATTTCTTCCCACTTCAACTGAATTGGAATTATAGAAGCTGGAAGTTCAGGAACCTTTATATTTGAAGGTGTATAATAACCAAATGTTAAATTATGCCAAAAGTATTCACGATGCTCTTCTGCAAAAGTTTCAATATCACCTTTATAAATAGTAATGAAGCCACCACGATCAAAGCCAAATGCATGGAAGGCATTAAAGTCCATTGTATTATTTTCTATAATTTCATCAGGATACATACGCTTGTACTCTGTATCAGAATACCAACGTACTTTCTTAATGCCTTTTGGCATGATAATATTAACATACATACGCCCATTTTCTTTAAATGGCTCTCCGCTAAGCTCAAATTTGCTGTATGTTTTTGCTACTGGCATTAATATTTTCTCCCTTCAAAATGCGGCGAAACTGTTCACGAAGCTCTTCATTATTATAATCTTCATAAGAATTATAATTGCTTATTCGCATGGCTTGTTCAACCATTATTTCTAAAGCTTCATCTTTCACATCTTTTATTTCCTCTCTTATTTTCTATAAATATTATAACATAAATTTAAAAAAATTCAACCATTTAAGATGGTTGAATTAGAAAAAATTTTATAATTTTATTTAGTTGAGATTTTGGAATATCTAAAAAATCAAAAATTGGATAAACATATGTTATAGAATCATCTTGATAGTAAAATATGCATTGCATATTTTCTAATCGTGGATCTCCAATTTTAATAGCTTCATGAAATTGTTGATATAATAGCGGCAAATCCTTTAATTCAATTTCAGTTTTAATTTTTGACATAATTGATATTTTGCAACCTCTTTACATAATTCTTTTTCTGCTTCTTCTCTCTTTTCAGGAAGAATTAAATAATATGAAATTAATTTAAAGAAAACTGGAGTGCTAGTAAAACGCCCAGAAATTTTAAAATATTGGAATCCTTGCGCGGTGAGAGCCTCTATCCTATCATTATGAATTGCATTTGCTCTATTTTGAATTACATCGAATTCAGTTTGCGGAGTAATTACTTCTGTCATAACTCTATGACGACATTGAATAATATCATTATCATCAAGTGGTAAGCCTAATTGCTGTTTACTGATGGTGCGATAATGCTGTAATCTATCCGGACAATTATCTACGCACGGCTCGCCGCATAAAATTTCAATATGTTCTGGATGCTTTAGTTGTCGCAAATAATCATCATTATTATTATAATTATAATTAAGCACATAAATGTTATTTTCACTTAATTTATTTATTGCGTCAATATCGTCAAGACATAGGGTAGTAGAAAAAATTATTTCAAATGAATAATTTTTTCGTAGATAAGTATATAATACGGAATTGTTTACAATAATCTTATCTTGTTGGCTAACATATTTTTTAAGAAAATTATTGCACTCTTTATTTAAAATTTCTTCTTCTCCAAGAAGCATATTAGTGCAAGTATGCCGCAAATGAAAATTTGGAATAGAATGATAAAATGAAAATAATTGATCGTATGATATTTTATTATGTTTATTCGATAAATTGATTCGACCGCCATTCCAAATTAACCCAGGGGGTAAATCATAGGCACTATCTATTATTCTATCTGGATAGAAATAATCTGGATGCTGTTTATAATATTGTAGCAAAACTTGCATTTCATTAAAATGATTATAATACCCAGGCAATGAAAATCTTTTTATCATGCCATTCTCACCACATATTCAAATGGTTGCTTTTCAATCCAATTCTTTGTATACTTACTAATAGGATAATAATAATATTCTCCATCGGATACATAAGCTTGCTCAGAAGCCTTAACAAAATCTTCACTTTCAATAAAGGTAAGATAATCTTCTTTAGTCATGAAGATATCTTTATAATCGCGCCAATAATCCTCTACTGGCGTTGCATCTAGAAAAATATCATTTATTTCTGCATCATGCAGGTATGGAGCATCATGACCAATAAATTCCTTTGGAATAATAGAAAGATAAAGTCCTTTATTAGTAAGTTGAGTATTGTGTGCTTCGGTAAGTTCGCCAACTTCCCACTGACCATTATGCTTATATAGCACTCGTTTTCCTTCGCGGATATCTAGTTCCATTTTAACTCCTCTTATAAAATATATTTAATATAATAATGCATCAATTCCTGCTGCATTTCTTCAATTAGTTTAAGACCCTCTACTTCAACTGCATGTTGAACAGGAGTCTTTTTAAAGTTATCACGATACTCGTCTAGAATGTTTGCAATATTTACACATCCATCGTTGTAATATGCATCATTTGACTCTAATGCATCACGCTTGGCATGAAGTGCTTCTTTATAATCACGCGGTAAGAGTTTAATCAATTGAAAGGTTTTTGCAAAATCTAAGAAGTTATCTTTCATACTATAAAGCCGCAACGCATGTGAATAGCGCTTACCCGCGGGCATATTACGCTTAGTAAGCTGATGCGCCATACCCGCCATTGCATAAAGCATATGTTCATAATTACAATGAACCATTTTATTTAATGTATTTTCATTATCTAAATACTTTGTTAAAATACTAGCATATTTTGGTTCATAATAACGATGCTTACTAACAAAGCATTCAAGACTATTAGGAGAAGTTTTCTTGAGTAGGTTTAAAGCAAGACGAATATCCTTATACATACACTTGCCATCTTCTACTTCAATTTCTCCGCTAATAGGGTCACGTCCTAAATATAAATCACGTTCAGAAGGGAGAATAAAAGTAAATGTATCATAATCACTGGTTTCATTATTTAATCCATAATTTTGCGATCCGATTAACACGGTCATGACTACTTCATGACCTAAACTTTTAATAAATCTATGATGTTCTTTTACTTTTCTAAGAATATCCATATTCTCACCTCTTTCTATAATAATTATACCCGAAATTAAGAAAAAAGTCAAGCAATTACTTGCTCGACTTTAAGAGAGGAGGGAGAAAAGGTTATTTAGTAATGGAAATAACGGGCTTGTAGCGTTCACTGAGGAGTGCTTCCAACATAAGGTCAATACCCGTTTTTCCAGTCATAATCTGAGTAAAGATTGAAGGAGAAGCTCCACTTACATAAGTAACGCCATCCTTATCCTTCATTGGAATATTTCCATCACCGGATGCATTTACATTCCAATAGATGAGTTTCGGCATCTTATAGCCGCAAGCATTCCACTTCGCTTCAATTTTTTCCATAAGTGTCATACCTGTATAGTATGAACTAGTCCGACCAGCATCGAACTGCATATCTGAGACAACAATAATCGTCTCTGGTAAATCATCCTGAGATAGATGATTCTGTGTAGCCGTCCGTAGAATCAGGTCAAATGTTGCTTCAATATTAGTATTTTCACACAGGTTTCTACGATAGATACGATATACCTTATCGCAGAAATCTGCACCTTCAACTTCAATAAGCTGCGGCCGCGAGCTAAAACTAATAAAGTGGTTATGGAATGGGCCTTTTGCACGTTCAGCTGTATATAGAGACAGAGAAATAGCTACATCAATAGGAGCGATACCACTTCTACCATAGCCACTAAGCATACTACCACTGGTATCGCATACACATAGAGCATTTAGAGTAGCGCCATTGAAATAATCAGTAAGATTATCCCAATACTTATTGGCGGCGAGACGATTAGTATCATTTAGAGGAACATTACCCCTAGAACTAGACCAACTATAGCCGCCCATAACTTCGCGCGCTTTCTTTACTACATCATAAGGATATAGAGTACCAGCATTTACGTTAGTCTTATCAGAAGACATAAAAGCAGCGTAACGTTCTTTAGTTTCTTCTCTGCGCGCGAATGCCTTTGAATAAAGGATACCAGCGCGAGAAGGAAGCTTATTAAAAGCAATTTCATTCCAACGATTCTGGCTCATTAGGGTTTCAACAAGATTGCAAGCCTTGCGCCCTTCAGAAAGCATCTTACGATACTCACGTTCAGTCATCCCAAATTCATGGGCAATCTTACGCCCGCGAGCCTGGGTATTCTTAGAAGATGTATTGATAGAAGGCATCCACTTATATACAAGATGATCTTCATTCTTATCAATTACATACTTAATATATCCAAGCATTTCAGGCTCACATGGAGTATTAAATAGCTCGAATAGGTCATCATAGCGGCCATACTCAGACACGAGCGGAATTAGATGACATGCCTCGTCTTTGTGGTTCATTGCTAGCCACTGAAGGCAAACACGGAAAAAACGTCTTTCTCCCTGGCCACCACGAATATCACGGAGCCAGAATAGGCACTTTAGGGCTAGAGAGGGGTCTTCCTTATACGCAGCCGCGAATAGGCCAGCACAATCGCTATTCGATGCACCACGCATAGCTCCACCTTGCGCGAAAAGGTCATATACCTTAGACATTGTAGAATGGTAGGCTTTCGCGCCATTAGCAGTATAAGTTACATTTTCACGTTCCTTTAGATTCTTTAGTAGTTCGTTCATTTTTATTCTCCTTTTCATCTGCGTCTTTTACAAGACGGAAGGTTAATCCCATTCATATTTTTTTAATTCTTGATTTTCAGGTTTAGGATGCTCTTTATTCCATTTTTCTTTAAGGGTACAATATCCACACATATGGATTTCACAGTTATCACAAGGGAATTCTTTCATTTTTACTTCCTTTCTAAAACTGCAAGTATCATCACAATTGGAACATGGATGACCTATATTACAATGGGAATAATCCCATACGTTTTCATCTTTCATACTAATTATATCATAAATTTTATAGAAGTCAAATATTCATTTGCTCTTCTACATTCTTAATCCAAGATTTCATATCTTCAAGATAAGTTGGCATATAATATACTTCATTCCAATCTGCGCCATCGCCGCCGTCATGCCATATACTAAGGTACCAACCTGGCGCAACATATTCATCAATTTTAATATCAAACCATTTGGTATCTATCATATATTGAAAATCTGCCACAGATTTTAAATAATATAAAGTAGCTGGGTCTTCATTTTCAAAAGTCTTAATATGTATATCTTTAATTTGATGCTTATCAAGTTGCAATTTAGCTTCATGATAATGCGCTTGAAGTTGACTGCTAAATTCTTGTCCATCACTTGTAATATAAATAGGATATTTAGAAGTAACAGTTTTTTCTCTATACTCTGTTTTAATCATATTATTTCTCCTGTGGAATGCCATACGAATTTGGTAGATAGGAAATTCCTGTATTTTGGCCAAGTTCATTCCATCTATTACGTATATCTGCAAGAACTTCATCAATATGTACTGGAGTACAGTTGTGACTATCCATACCCACATGATATAGAAAAGGATTATCAAGCTGAAGGAAATTAGTCTGCTGATGCGTGTGTCCATGAAGAGAAAGCACATGTTGGCTAAAGTGCTTTTCATCATAATTTGCCGTAAGCGTTGGGTAATGGCTTAGATAGATGCTGTGCTTACCATGTTTAATTACATATGCATACCAGCCGCCGAGCATTTTATGTCTAGTGCGGTCATCTGTAAAAAGCAAGTCTTTTCTAGCATTAGTTTCATGGTTCCCGTAAATAAGAAAAATCTGCCCATTTAGCCGCTTAAAGCATTCAAGTCCATGTACATTATCATTAAGCATAGTATCTCCAAGATGATATACTATATCTCCTGGCTTTACTACTTTATTCCAATTTTCAATAATAGCTTCATCCATTTCTTCTGCTGAAGAAAAACCACGAGGTTCAAATAGAAAGCTTTTTTTATGCCCAAAGTGGGTATCACTTGTAAAGAAAATCTCACTCATCAATCATCACTCTCATCCCAAAAATGGTCTACAAAGTCTCTAAGTTCATCCACCGCTTTATCTCTATCTTTTGGTTTATCAGACCAATTACCACATGCTTCATCATAGGGAGGATTGCATTTTACAGGCATTCCTACGCTGCCCTCACAATTTTCGCACGACCAAAATTTATCATTTTTATAACAATTTATACAATTGCCACAAGTTTTCATACTTCAATTACTTCTTTCGCGCGCTCATCTTCCTCAATGGAAGGCGCTCTAAAGTCACGGCACATATTACGAATTACAGTTTCAGGAACGTTCGCACGGCCTTCACGATTAGTATTATGTTCAATACAAGTATCTGCGTTTACATTAAAACTAACATAAACAATTTCATAGTCTTTAAAATACATATCAATTGCTTGCGTTAGCTTACGGCGCGAAAACTCATTCAAATGAGTAGCGTCGGCAATGCAATCAAAACCATCAATAAGAGTATGCCGAATGGTATTGGCAAAGCGCCGAAAGACTTCCTTTTCGCGCGAAAAATAACTTTCATTAGGGTCTACAAGTTCAAAACGAATTTCATCCCGAGATACATAGCGAATATCATCAGTATCACGATGTTCTTTAATAAAATTTGCGGCCCACGTAGTTTTACCGCATCCGCTCGGCCCGCAAAGAATATATAAAATCGGCATTAGTCATTCCTCCTAAGAATGAATTGTGCATGAGTATGAATGTCTGGATTATACCATCCATATTCCTTCTTCCACTTCTCACTAAGATATGGAAGTTGATAACGTGCTTCAAAGCATGGAGAATATGCACCAACAATTGGATAAAGCTTATCAAGAGTCCATGAAAAATAATCTTCTTTCATTTCATCTTCCCATCCATTATCAATCCATTGTATTTTCATAAGAAACTGCGTAAAATCTCGCCAATTCTTTAATGCGCCATGTCTCTTACCGTATTCACTAAATTTATCTCCCATTTGTGCGCCATAGGTGCGAATTATTGCATCAAGTATTGGAGCAATTTCAACACCGCTATGTGTAAAATTAACAGGGTCATCACAATACATATCACGAATTGTAATGAATTTTGGCTGTAATTCAGTGACTAAGCGGCTGATTTCTGTACCTCCACCAGTAGAAGAAAACACTTCATGCAATACAGAAGAAAAATTTATACAAATCTCATCAGGATCAAATAAATCGTGTACATACTGTATAAGCTGTGTTATTCCGGATAGAGGAGGAGTATCTCCAAAATAAATATTATTAGAAAAAAATGGAGCAGTTTTACGTGCGCGGTCTAATAGTTCCTTTGAAATATCATATCCAACAAACATAATATCCGGAAATAGAGGAGAAAGATAACGAATCATTGCGCCATTAGCACAACCAAAATCAATTACACACTTTACTCCAGGAATCTTATCCATAAAGAAAGCCTTATCCCATACGGACTTACTCATTTCACTAGTATAAATATCTAAATCCATTTTTAAATACCTCTCTTTCTTACATAAAAATTATACATTAATTTTAATTAAAAGTCAAATAAAAAAGTGGGACAGCAAATGCTGTCCCGAAGTAAATCTGCCAGTCTTAAGGGGCGACTTTTGCTTAACGCATTATCCCACTGGCGCCGCACGGTGGCGATTTTAGGTGCCGCCGCCATCACACCTATGATACACAGTCGTTATTATACAGAGTGACTGGTACCTCTGAGGCCGATTTAACGAGCTGGCCGCGTACTCAAATTGGCATCCTCTAACCCAATTCTCGTGTGCATCTAACTTGGATGCCGTTCCATACTTCCACATGCCTGCGACCTTTCAGCATAGTCTAGTCTTCGGGCAAACATATAAGTCAAAGGAGTGCTTGCTGTCACTTATATGCTGATGTCCCTGGTCACTCACCTTAATCCGTAAGGTTCATTTATGCATTACTGCGACCTACACCGACACTTATTTATCACGCAAAAGCGCTTATGGACGGATTGCACGGGTACTTCTCCGGTGGGCCTCCTAGTTCAGTATAGAGTTTCCAATATTATCAATCTTCCTTGAAAGCGTATTCAATATCTTCCTTGGAAAGACAATAATCTTCATCTTCTGAAGGCAACTCCTTCAGATACAAATCAAATACATTATCATGGCCATAACTTTCAACTACATGGTCGGATGCCTGATTCCAATCTCGCGCGAAAACAACGCCTTCTTCATGCTTCTCTTCATCTGCATTAGAATCATACCAACCAACAGTATACTTATAAAACATTATTTCTTCTCCTTTCGATAGTCGATGCGATTTACACGTATATCTGGAACTTCTTCCCAAACTTTACAATCTTCAATAATAAATTGGTTAAAATCCTGCCAAAATCTCCAATCCATATCAAGACCATCATAACTCTTATAGCAGCATCTTCCAGTTTTGCGATCGTGCATAACTAGCAATGCACGCATCAAGCCACCACTTCCATCTTCAAACCATTCCATATAAGTGGCTTCTTGGGTTACATAGAAACGTCCAAGCCAAAGGTCATCTTCTTCCATGGTCTTATTGATATAACGTACATACTGATTAAACCATCGCTGATGATTCCTACGCTTATGAGATTTCATACTATATTTACGCATCTCTATCTCTCCTTTCTGTAATTATATTATACAAGAAAATTTAGATAAAGTCAAATATCTGGATTCCATTCTTCACATTTAATTCCATGTTCTTTGAAATATTGCTGAATTGCAACTCGTTCAGAACAGGGGTTTGTAGGGGTTTCATAGACTAAAAACGCAAAGTCTATATCTTGTAATTTTTCATCTCGTGCAATCTGAGTGGCGAGTTTCCCAAGACTCTCTTGTATACTATGAATATTAAGTTTATCTAGTTGAGCTTTATATGCTTTAAGAAACTCACAATCATTTGGATGTTTGGGATTACACTTACCATTACACAATCCAGAGCAAGAATGTCCAGGCTTAAATGGAGGGCAATCTACACATATTACTCCACGCGCGTCTTTACCCATTGGCCGCCAGCGCGGATTCCATACAGCCGTGGAAAGCCCCACGAGATTAGGCGGGAATTTTCTTAGTTGGGCAAAATATGATGTATATATTTTCACTTAATAATCCCATCCTTCAAACTTAGGCTTTTTCGCCGCTTCAAATCTATTTTCTTGCTGATTCCACAAATAATACCAATATTCAGAATGAGAAGATAACGGATAAAGACCAGGTTGTACTTTACGAATTTCTGCGGCCTGAGCATAATGATCTTGAAGGTCGCACCAATTCTCTTCTACCGCGCGAATAGCGTCCTCTTTGTCATAATAAAATCCAACTCGTTCTCTACTGCCGCAAGTAGGAAATTTCTTTTCATCCAATTGCCAAGGCAATTCCATTACGTAAATCTCATAAATTGGAGTCTTATCCTTATCCATAATATCCTCCATAATAAAAGATACTCAATTCAATAAATATCGCAGCCTTCGCCATACCTTTATACTCTTCTATAATTTTCAGTCATGTGTGAACCAAAGTCTGAGCCATAGGGAGCTACCCTATAACTTCTTTGACCCGCGCTTTCACGCCTAAACACAGCAGGAATGACTACCTGCAAGCCTCACCCACGGCTTACGCCGCATGAACCATTCAGAACTTTTTCAATAAATCTCTTATTTATTATGTTCATTCTTCGTTGATTTGGGCTACTACTCCCGCGAAACCTTACTTATAGGAGATTTCTCTCCTTCAACAACGACATTCATAACTTGGTGGTATTTCCAGAGTTTGCATAAGGTACCAACTTATACCTTATCTGGATTCGGACTACGCTTTTAACGCTTGTCTGTCTATTACGTTACGGTAAGGAAACGGACTTTTTATAGCAAATATAAAGGCGCCCACTCTTAACTTTTACCTTTGGTTTTATCGCTCATTCGTTACCTCTTGAGCGGCCAGTGTCTTAATAAACTATCGTTTATATCATGTTGGCAGTTATCTGAGCGTCCCCAGCAGTATGGTTAGTACTTCTTCACTGGGTTCGTATTTACTGAATTGAGTATCCTCTATTTAATTGTCTTTTGTTTCTTTCAACATAATTATTATAACAGAAATTTTGTAAAAAGTCAAATATTAAATTACTTATAAAGTTGAAATTTTTTTGAAATTTTCCAAGCGGTTTCATCATCTAAAGGTTTAAATCCGATGCAAGTTAGAGTACGACCAATTCCATTTTCATCTACTTCTTCTGGCATTAACTCAGTATTACAAGCATCCTTAATTAGAAAAAAATCTTCACCTTCAATCATACCAAGTTCTTCGGCTATAGTCTTGGCTTTAAGTAGTTGATTTTTATTTTTTGCTTCACATATTGTTTTAGTAAAAATACCACAAAACCAATCTTCATAGATGTGTTTTTGAATAGTAATAGGAACTAAATAATCTGTGTTAAGCAGCAGTTGTTTGCCATTATTACGAATTTTTTGAGATAAAAAAGCCAAACTCGCATGAGCAACTTGCGCTGCAAGTTTACCAGGACTCATATTTAAATCTTTTCGTGCAATTATCAATTGTCTCATATTTCCTCCTTAAAAGCAGTCCCTGTTGGAATCGGACCAACACATATGGAGTCAAAGTCCACCGCGCTACCATTACGCTAAGGGACTATAAATGCGGGTGAGGATTTGCACCTCGCATGGCATGGCTCCATGGCAACTAAATGCCATTCACCCAACGATCATTCGATCTCCTTACCTCCATGCCTTACCAAGCCTATG